TCATCGTGGGGAAGTTGAAGTATGGCGGAGAGGGTGGGATTTGGAGTCTTGCAGCGTTTTTAGCGTTCCTTGCAACCGTTGCAAACGCAGGACATCCGCGTATTCATTGGCGATCAACAATGTGACCGAACATCCCAGAACTAGCAAAACTGACACAACAGCAAATCGGCTCGACAAAAATGTGACAAAAATCACGCCCTTGACGTGAGCATTTTACCGCCCTCGAAAAGATCACCGCTTGACCGCGATGGTAGACTGTCCTTACCGTCAGGCGACGAAACCAAAACAGGAGGACGATCATGACACTGCTCAATCTATTGCAAAGAGTTCGCGGAACCGAACGCTCAGCGCCCCTGGCCAGACTGCTCGCCGAGCTTGACATCCAACCGTTCGACACGAAGAGTGTCGAACACTACAAAGCGGAAAAGAAGGAGAAGACGTTCCTCTCCATCCTGACCACGATGCCTGGGTCCGGGTCCTGGCAAGAGATACACACTTCCACTTCCAGAAGGTTCGTAAGCCCATCGATTACCGATCCTGCTGGGCTTCTCCTCACAGAGGAAGTTGAAATGGACGCGCAGGCGCGCCAACAGGGTTGGGATCTTCGATTTTTCCACGACCGCTGTCGATTGACAGTTCCCCATGCCATATTCCTGCGCTGGCGGCGTATGAGCATCGCTGAAGCCGTGGCCACGATTGGCGTGCCTGAATACATCGCCAACAAGGCCGCACAGATTCTTGACAAATCACCCGAGGCCGTCCTGGAAGTGGACGCTCTCGAATCGAAGGTCCGGCCTTACGATCCGTTCCTGATCGTGAAGCAGGGCGAGGAAGAGTATTACGTCGAAGTGTGGGGCGACGACGAACGCGAATTCAGCCACTGAGTGTCCAGCAAAGAGGAGCCAACCAAGCCACAGGGATTTCACATCTTGTGGCTTTGTTTTTCACAGTCGATACCTCATCTCCCAGTGGCGGCGATACGCGTCGGCAATCACGCGCGAGACGAAGTTGCGATCGATCTCCGGCTGCAGCGGCGAGCTGGCTTCGGCCGCACGGCAAATCTCCGAGCGCTCGGTCGCATTGCGGATGACCCAATCCTCCGTGTACTCGCCGTTGCGAATAGCGATCAACAGATCTTTCTGCGGAGAGGGTAGCGTGATGATCCCGCTGCGCATCAGTTCTTCGCACTCGATCAGCAGCCGGATGATGTGCATGGCGAACTTGGTGTCGTAGCCGTACTTCGCGACCAGGTCGGGCCGATTCACGTTGCGGCTACGCTCGCCCGTCATGCGCATCAACTGCGCGGTCGCGAAGCCCAGGAATTGTTTGTAGTGCTTCCGGCACAGGAACTGCAGACGATATTTCTCGACGGCATGGAACCAGGTGTCGAACGCACCGGCTGGCACCGGCAGCGCATTCTTCGCGAAGATGGCGTGCAGGATGCTGGGGTTCCCCTTGCAGGCCAGGTGCGCCCATTTCTGCAGCCCGTAGAGCGTGATGTCGATGTCGCTGGAATCGTTCTTGCGTTCATTCGTGCTGGTGGACCAGACGAAGTGTTCATAGCTATCGACGCCGATGATTTTTTCTGGCGGCTCGACGTAGACGCCATAGATGTCGAGATCGTCATAGCCGGAGACTTTCGCCCCGTGCAGGGCGGAGCCACCCACGAACAGGTGGATGATCTCCGTCCAGTACGGGAACTTCGCTGCCTTCACGTGGTCGAGCAGTGCGCTATCGACCATTGCCGTTCCCGTTCTCCAGCAGCAGCATCACGCGCTCTACGCCGATGGCGAAGCCGAAGCCCCGATCGTAGGGACCTCCGGCGCACACCTGCTTCTGGGCTCCCAGTTGGTCGCAGTTAATTTCAAAACCGTCGCCGGTGTAGTAGGCGTAGCGGGGTTTGACGGCGGTGTTGAGGTTGAATTTTTTAGTGAAGACGGTCATCATCCGCGTGGCTAACTCGATGAAGAGTTCGCGCTGAGCGTCGGGATTGGTCGGGTTTAGAATCTCGACGCCGAACTGCGTGAACTCATGATACCTGCCCATCTGGGGCCGTTCATTACGCCAGCATTTCGTGATATAGAACACTCTCACGTCGCGGCGAGCCTTCCAGAGCGTGCTGGCAATCAGTCTGCATGTGATGGTTCCTTCCGGCCGCAGACAGATACTTCTGGCAGTGGACGGCTCCGGGAATGAATACATGTGACGAAGCGCTTCTTCCTCGCCCTGGTACAGCTCGGTCAGATCGAGGATGGGGAGTTGGATTTCGCGCGCCCCGAAAACTTCGGCGATGGGGGTGAGTGTATTGCATATTCTGCGGTACCTCTCGGCGTGTTCGTATACCAAAACGCGCGTGCCGCGCGGCGCAAGCTTCAGATGTAAGTCCACGTTCTACGTCCCCTTCCAGGATTTTTTGCGGTGAAGAGAAAAGCACTTGACATGCCTCTCTATACTGACAGGTAAGATTATATTTAGCACTGTCAAGTGCTCCGGAATTTACCCGATGGAACGCCATTACAAGCTCGACGACAATCACGAACTGGTGCCGTGCGATCTACTCACCTGGGCTGAATGGCTAGAGACTGCCGGAGAGAAGCGGGTGGTTGGGCAACAGGTCGTGGGCCGCTTCTGGGTCTCAACCGCCTGCCTTGGCCTCGATCACGACTTCTCGGCGATGCACCTGATCCGCGAATACGGCGGCGGCATTCCGGTTGATTTCTACCGCCCGCTGGTATTCGAGACCATGGTCTTCATGGCCGCCATCTCAGAGATTGAAATGTCCAGCTCGAAAAAGAAGATGAAGTATCACGAGCCGCAAGGGTACCAGACCCGGTACCGCTCCTGGGATGACGCCAAAGCGGGGCACGAGCACGCCGTGAAGCTTATGACGCGGTACGACCGGATGCTAACGCACCACCAGAATGTGCTGGCCAGACTTGAAGGTGATTTGTGACCAACCTCGCAGTACAAATATTTGCCGACGTTATTTTGTTCAGCGTGATCGGATTCAACATCGCCATTACGCGGAAACTCAGGCGCAGTGCGCGCGAGATGAAAGCCGAGTGCGCCGAACTGGCGCAGTTTAATCGCGACAAGTTCCCCATGATGGTTTCCGCGCTGGAGCGGCTGGCGGTGGCCGTGTGCCCACTGTGCGCGTTGGCGGCCGGAGAAGGTCGCGGAGAATGCGAGGGCGAGGCCATGGCCGCCGACGCCGAGATCGATGGCCACCACGCGGTCTATGTGCGGGGCGGGTGCGGCACGACGCCCTGCCGGGCAGCAAGCATTCGCGCCGACGCCCGTAGGCTCTTCGCGGAAGCGTTTGGGGAAGGCGAGGACTTCACTATCGTGGGCGCGCCCGTGAAAGAGGGTGAACCGTCATGAAGCAGATTCACGGCAATCTTTGGAGCTGGTACGGGAAGCCCTCCATCATCGTGCTCATCACCACCAATGGGATCGTGACTGCGGGCGGGCGGGCCATCATGGGGCGAGGCTGCGCGGAAGAGGCCAAGCTGCGGTTCAAGGACATCGACCTTGAGCTGGGCCGCAACATCCGCATCCACGGCAACCAGATGTACTCGCTGGGCGGCGGCCTGATCTGGAGTTTTCCGGTGAAGCGTGACTGGCGCGACCAGGCTGACCTCGGGCTGATCGGCGAGTCGGCCAGCCAGCTCGAAGCCATGGCGCTGAAGCGCGCCGAGGAACATTTCATCCTGCCCCGGCCAGGCTGCGGCAATGGCGGACGAACCTGGGATGAAGTTGAGCCGGTGATCGACTTCCTGCCTGACAACGTGCTGGTCATTTCCAAGTGAGGCCGGAGATTAGCAGCGGCTTCGCGCGTGCCCGGCGAGCCGCGAAACGCTTCCACATCTGCACCCGCTGCCTCACCAAGAAAGCCGAGAGAAAAGGGAAGCGATGGTTGACCAAGTGCAGCGATTGTAATCAGCACGAGCGAGACACCGCGCCCGCGCGCCTGCGAAAAAAATATAAGGAATCCGATGCAGCCGGGCTGTGCGTGCGCTGCAATAAAAACGCGCAGCAGGACACTAATAAGCGGTGCGAGCCCTGCGAAGCGAACCACCAGAAAATAAAAAAGGCGTCCCGAAAGGACGCCTGAAAAGCAACAGGGGTAAGAGTTAAAACTCGGCCGTACCGCGCCGCGTTCTGGGGGCGCGAGGGATCTCCACGGGGACGAACTTCTCCGGCTTCAAATCGAAGTACTGCATGGTGACGCCAATCAAGCGACGCGCGAACTTGGTCCGCGTACCCGGATGCGGAGGCAAGCGCTTGTCGATGGCCTTAAGCAGGCGGCAGCATTCCAGAAGCGCCTCCTCCGGGCTTTTCGGCAAGCTGTGGGCCAGCGTCCCGGTCATGCGCTTGGGCCTGCGGGCCACGATCTGTTCCACCCACGTGGCATAGGTTTCCGGCGTGCCACTCTTGGGGGGCGGGAACTCCGCAATGGGCCTGGTCCATTCTCCCAGGTTGCCCTGTTTGGGGCTGGGGGTGATGGTCAGCCGACGATTCATCATGGCCACAACCGCAGCCGCAGGCAGTTCCTTGGTGGCATTCCGGTACCCGTACATATACCCGTAGGCGGTCCGCAGCACCAGACCCAGAGCGGTGAGGGCTTTAAGGAAATAGCCATACGGGTGCAGGATGGTGTGCAACTCGGCGACGCGCTTGCCGATGTACAGCGGGTTCGGCGGGTTGACGGAGGCAATTTCCTTTAGATTGCGCTGCACCATCCGGTAATTGTCGTCATTCAGAAAGTCCAAACTGCTGCGGTCAAATCCTTCAAATCCTTCGCGTTCGATCAAGGTTGGCTCCTCTTGGTTTCGCTGGCTGCGTGCGTTACTACCGAGAGATTAGCAAACGTTGCCAGTTGGCGTCAAGCGGAAATACTCGCTGCATCCTGCTACAGGTTGCATCGCTATTTCTGGAATTTCAATGTTTTCACTTGCAACGGATGCCAATAAAAGCCTAGTCTCTGTCTTGTTGGCGAGAGGCAGGCAGTAACCTTGGCAACACAGAAAGACACGCGAGCGTTAATCCGCGTCGATCGCGGGCAGGCCGACGAGATCGACAGCTACTGCAAAATCACCGGAGTCACCAGGGCCAACGCAATTCGTCAAGCCATCGCCCTGTGGCTCACCGAGGCAAAACCACAACGCCTGGCCGCCTTCGCAGGCAAACGCAAACCAAAGGCTGAGGAATGAAAACCAAGAAGCGCACGGCACCGACGCAAGGCGTGAACGGCCGGATGCACGCCGTGCTGCATCGCAAGACCAAACGCCAGCACTGGCTGGCCAACCTGATCCGGAAGATCAAGAGATAAAACGACACCGTCCGCCCACCCGGCAAGCGTTTGGGTAGACAGTCTCCGGGGGGATCGTCGCTGCCCCCAGTCAGCGCCCCCCGGAGCCCTCCAATTTCGAGGACGCAAATGAAGATCGAAGAACTCGCAAACGACATCGACCGCCGTCACGCCACTCGCGCCGAGAGCGCGCCCAGCGTATCCGCCAGCCGACCAACCTTCAACGCGATCAGGATTGAGCGCAAGATGTGGACCTACAGAGAGGCACGCGATGAATTCTATGATACCGACCGGCGCAGTCCAATTGCGCAGCCAGCTTCGTAGCCTGGCGCGTCACTGCATCCGGAATTCGGTCGGCTTCCATCTAGCGAGGCAGTGGTTCAGGCGGGCTTTGCTGGAGGAGCTGCTAGAGGTCCACGGCAACAACCAAGTGGTCATCGCCGAGATGATTGGGATGCACCGCAACACCGTGGGCCGCTTTATGCGCGATCACCACCTGGAACCGGGCAAAGCGCGGCGAAGGGGCCAGGAACCGAGAGAAAGGAGGACCCATTGACAAACCTCATCTGTGCGTTGGCGATTGTATGCTCTATCACGATTCCCCACCCGCATTTGATTGGCCGCGCCTCGTAGGCACCGTAGCGAGGGCGGAGCGGTAACCACGGTGCGGCAAGGTCGCGCGGAACAAAAGGAGGTCACTCGGATGAAAACGTTTTTCGCCGCGCTCGCAATCGTCAGCGCAGCGCTTGCCATGCCAGCCGGGCAGCAAGATCATCCATGCGGAGACGGATATGTCCGCGCCTGGGAAGATGGCAGGTATGTGTGCGATCCAGAGGAAAAGACCGTGGCCGTCTTCGAGGCCGACTGTATCGATAAAGTTGAGGTGACGAAGGGCTCTCGGATATATATGACCATCGGCTGGGACGGGAAACCAGACAAGAACGATTGGCGCAGCGAGCACCTTCAACTCACGATCAAAGACAACTGCCAGCCGCATTACGAGAAAGTGAAGGTACACCAATGAAACGCCTGCATAAACTCGCGATGGTCGTGGTGGCGCGGGTGCTAGAGCTGCTGCGGGATTACGATCGGCAATGCTATATCTGCTGGGTGCCGATCACTGACCTGGCTGGGAGGGCCTACGATCACCATCTCTGCAGTGAGTGCCACGCCTCGACTCGTAAGCTAGCGAAGCGCCGCCGCAAGGAGTGGCGGCAGCGCGCAAAAAGATTGGCAAGGGTGTCCGGCACAGCTCCGGCCCCGGTAGACAGCGGAGTTGGGCCGTAGCCAAGCACCCAACCTGAGCCTTCGGCGAGCAGAAGCCATAGCTATACGCCGACGTGGCGGGCAACGGTCCCGCCGTTTCACTTGACATCATTGGTTACAATATACTGATGCCAAGGCGTAATCCATTCGACAATCCAGACGCTAAGAAGTGGCTCGCTGATGTCGAACAAGACATGCTGCCAAAACTGGAAGGCTCAGCGTTTATGATGGCCGTGTTTGATGGCAAAGTGACAGCCGAGTTCGCAGTGCAGATCGGCGCGGCGATCATGCTCGACAAGCCAATCGTGTTGCTGGCGCTGGAAGGCGCGAGCATTTCGCCAAAACTCGAACAGGTAGCGGATGCGATTGTGCGCGGCGATCCTAAGCTCGACCCAGTCAAGAAGCGCCTCACCGAGGCAATTCAGCTCGCGCTCTTGAAGCGCGGAATTTCCACATGACCGCAGCGCACGCACTTCCACCAGCGCCCCAGGCGTTCCCACTTATGCTTGAGTAGCAGACAGACCAGGAAGCGCACTCACTTGGGCCAATAGCAGACGCCAGACTTATCGCAGTCGGTCGGGCAGGGCGGGGTGCCGTCGTAGTAGACGCCGTTGATGTAATGCGAACAACTGTGCCCATGAAGAGCCAGGCCCACGCTCACTCCTACCACCGAGCCGACGATGAGCGCGGTGGCCTTCGGATGCCGGTGGATGGTGGCACAGCCGCCGAGCGGCGCGATGAGCAAGAGGGCGACGAGCTTTCGCAATAGAGAGTTCATTTGCCCCCACACGTGCCGCAAACGCTGGAAAGGGGAACGGGGATGTTGGCCTCAATCCACTCGGCAGCGGCTTCGGCCGCGCCATCGCGCGTAGGCGCGCAAACGACATGGCCCTTCGCGGTCAGGCAGGTATCACCAGTGTGTTCCAAGTTCTCGCACGCGTTCATCGAACGCGACTTAAGCGCGTCCATCAGGTGCCGGTAGCCTTGCTCGGAAGCGGGCGTCATTATTGTCCAGTTGCCCGGCACCGGCGAGCCTGTGGATGGTTTATGAACTGGCCCCCGCGCAAGTGAGATCGCCATGCACGCTACAAGGCATAGTACGACCACGATAGCAATAACTTTCATTGGTTATTCCTTGTCACAAAACTCCCCGATTCAGGGGGTTTTGATGAAATGTTTGAGGCGGACTTTCCTCCGCCCAATTTCCTTCTGGGCACGCACAAACTCCGAGCGAAAATTGGTCATGATCTCGATCACCTTGTCGATCTTTTTCAAGCCATCGGCATCAGACGAGAAATACCAGTTGATCTTCCGGTTGCAGTCTGACAGGTCCATATTGGCCGAGAAACGGCGGCGGCGAGAGTTTAAGCGCGAGACAATGGCGTAGGCCACGATCGATTCGCACCCGCCAGGATCGATATAGTCGGCCCGAGAGGTGTGGACCTTAAGGGTGCGTTTCATTGGTCACCTCCTACTGGCCCGAGCGGGATCGCCGTGGTATGGCTTCCCAGCATAATCACGCGGCGCGCGATCCGCGCCGCAGCCTGTACGCGTTCTTCGTAGATGTCAACCTTGATCTCGGCCGGGTAGTAACTCCCGACCGGGCCGCCTAGCAGGTGCGAGATTTCAATCAAAGCTTCGACGGCGATGTTCATGACACCGCCTGGTCGGCAGAGATATAACGCACCCTTACCCCCCTAAAGACGCCAGGATGGCCAGGGTGATTATTCTCAGCCCACTTCAATCCCAGCGCACTGAATGCGTTCTTGGCGTGCCAGATGAAATGCGTCGGAGCCAGCTCCTCCACCATCTTCCGAACCTCAACAGCTCGGTCTTCATCAGGGCCAATCACCAGGCTGTCGGTCTTTAAGCCAATGGCGTGACGGATCACGGCGGTAGTCGAGCACTTCAGCGCTTCCATGCGGTCGTCCTCATCAGGACCACGCAGGGCCGAGAGCACGTTCCATAAAGCGCTAGTGGCAACGTCGTCGCCATACCCGTAGTTCAGGAACTCAACGATGCGATCCAGTTCGGCTTTCCAGTCGCGGGGAGGTTTCGCCTCTTTATACATATCGCTAAACGTTGCGGACATGGGTCTGTCTCCTATCGGGGATCTCCCGAATCATTAGTCCGGTGTCGGTGCGGCCCTGCCAGTGTCCCTTGGGGCAGCGCCAGAATTCCCCGTCGCTGACCAGCATCAGGTCGCAGTCCTCGCCGAGGTTCATCGCTTGCACGTTACAGATCAACTCTTTCGGGATGGGTACTTCTTCAACGGACATAGTTAGTCACTGAACTTCGAATGCGCCGCTTGCCATGCCAAGGCATCGCAGTAATACGACTGCCGCCCATCGGCAACGCATTGCTGATAAATCTTGTCGTGATACGCCTGCTCTTGTTTGACCGAGTAACTTGCGAACAGGCCGATGGTCCACAGAATCAGCGCAATCCAAACTACGAAGCGAAACATTACGCGTTGTCCTTTTCGAGGAACGAATTCGACACGATCTTCAACTGCACGCGGCCGAGGCCACGCTCGTGGCGCTCAATCAGCGGCTCGATCACTACACCCTCGCGGATGTTGGTTGCGCCCGCCACCATCGACTTACCTTCCGCCAGAGCCTTCACCATGGCCGAATCGAACGGGCCGATATGTAGAACGGGAACTACTTCGATGCCGTCAGACATTCGAGCTTCTCCTCCAGAGGGGCGGAGCGAATGCGGCCCACTAACATCGGGTCCACTTCTTCCTGCCACAGATTGTTAATGTTGACGGTGGTCATCTTCGGCGCCCAGCCGTGCGGGCCGAGAATATCGAAGAGGAAGAACCGCACCTTGCCCGGCTCAGCGCCGTAGCGGAACTTGTCGCCCTGGGTTGGCACCACTTCGCCATAGAGCGTGTAGCCAGGATGTTCGCGGCACCACTGCTCGATGGCGGGATTCTGTTCGAGCGCATCGCGCCACACACACTTCGCGCCGGGGCTCTTCCACATGGTGCGCGAGCCCACATACATCACGCCGTCTTCGAAGGTGTAGCGGGCGTTCGAGCCGTGGATCTTCTCGGTCACGATTACCTGCTCGCCTTCGTGCAGCGCGTGTGGATAATTCTTGAAGCCTTCCACGTCATAGACGCGGCGGTCTTCCTTGGGACCGCGCTGGCTATGGCCGCCAGTGTTCCCGTTCGGGCGAAAGCCCAGCAACTCCAGCAGCCAGTACCACCAGCCCATCAGCGAACGAGGCCAGCCGGTGCGCTGCTGGCGCGCCTGCCGAGTGTCGAGACTCTGGGGCTCGGGCGGCTGATAGTGCGAGATGCCCATGGCGGTAGAAAGGTCATCGCCTTCCTTGGGGCTGCGAACGGTCGAAGCATCATAGATGCGCACCCAGTTCGGGATCTGAACCAGCAAACCTTCCGACCATTCCTTGCGAAACTTGCGCGGGATCACACGCCGGTGCTTGACGGGGATGTCGTCGTTCTCGGTAAAACCCTTACCAGCCCACATGAAGGCGAATTGCTCGGAGTTCGGCACCACGCTGTCGGGCTGTACATAAACAGCCAGGTCGCCGACTTCGAACTCACCCAGCTTCACAACGATCTGGTAGCCGTCCACCTGCACAATGCCCAGGGTGTCGGCGTTGGGGTGTTTCAGAATCTCCGCAATGCGGACAACGGGGGCCTGGTGACTTTTTTTCTTCGTCTCTTTGTCCTGGTCGCGATCCAGCTCTGGGATCTTGCCGTAAAGGCCGTCAATGGCAACGCTGCTCATGCCTTACTCTCCAAACTCGATCGCGGCGTCGATGCCCTCTTCAAAAGCGTCGCTGAACGTGCCCAGCACAAATCCGACCACAAAGCAGAGGGTCACTGGAACGATCAGAAGAACCATGACCGGAATGCGGTAAACGTCGCGCCAGGGAAGCGCCTCATCGTTTAAGTTCATTTCTTTCTTCCTCTCAGTTGCCGGTCGAGTCCAACCAGCAGTTCGGAGTTCACGTTGATGACTTGCTCCTCGACCGTGTCTCCGGCTGGGTCCGGGCCTTTGATGGCGTCGCGCATCCCGCACATCTGAACGTGCAACAGCTCATGCACGATGGTGGACTCAATCTCGTCGCGACCGTCTTCGTCGGCGTAGTCGTCGGGATGAAGGATCAGGATGGTGGCCCGCAGGTGGTTGTCGTTCAACATGCAGCGCCCCCAGGAGATGGTCCCATCGTCCGGGATCAGCATCTCGCGCGAGCGGGCGTAGCGAATCTTGATGTGCCATTGCTGCAGGCGAAGCAACTTCTGCCAGCGCTCCAACAGGCGGCGCAGGTCCGCTTCGCTCGGGGGTGACGTTTTCTGCATGTAAAGATTATACCAGATACCGTGGACAGAATGCAAGCTTGCAACAGATGCCAATGATCTGGTATAATATTTGCAGTGGAGAACTCGATGCACGAAGCAGGAACCCCCGAACAGATCACCGCACTATACGCAGCTCTCAGCCTGGCCCAGGCGGAATTCCCCAAGATCGAAAAGACCAAGAGCGCCTACAACTACAAGTACGCCCCCATGGACGAGATCGAACTCAAGATCCGTCCCGTCCTCATCAAGCACGGCCTGGCCGTCTTCCACCCCATCAACCACGTCGGCGAGAGTGGCAAGCAAGCCGTGGGAGCGCTCATCGTCCATGCGCTGGGCGGCCGGTTCTGGTGCGATGGGCTCATCATCCAGGAAAGCGCCAAGCCGCAGGACCAGGGCGGGCATATCACTTACGGCCGACGCTATGTCTATTGCTCCATGCTCGGCATCACCTCGCAGGACGACGACGAGTCAGTCCTTGCGAAAAGCCCTCGTCGCAGCACCGTGACGAGGCGGGACGGCGTAGCTCAAGATGGTCGAGCGCCGATCGCTGGACGTAGTTCGGTGCCCCCAGCGCCAGTCGGAGATTCCGGTTCGATTCCGGACCCGTCCCTACCCACTAAACAAGAGCGCATTGAGTATGTCGCGCGCCTGGGCAACTACCGCAAACAGGTCACCGACGATGCGCTGCGGGCATTCCTTCTGCGCGAGTCGGGCGCATCCGAGACGCGGCTGATCGCGAAGAAAGACTGGCTCAAGCTACTCACGCAACTCGACGACGCCCTGGCGAAGGGCAAGCTTCTGGAGGCCGTCAGTGAAAATTTCAACCGCTAGCAAGATGGGCCGTCGCACCTACCAGGAAGATCGCTATGTCGTCCATCACACCGGCGCTGGCGTTCTCCTGGCCGTCATGGACGGGCACGGCGGTGAAGATGTCGCCGATGTATGCAAGGACTACGTCGGCCACTTCTTCGATTTAACACTCGTCCCTTTAGACAATGGCGACCCGCGCGCATTTGACAAGGCGCTGGCACTGACCATCTGGGAACTCAACTGCATCACGAACGAGTATCACTCCGGCTGCACCATCTCGCTAGCCTTTATACCGAAGAGTGAGGACAAGGTCTTCATCGCCACCCTGGGTGACTCGCCGGTCATTGTCCGATCGCCAAGTGGAGTTACCTGGATATCTGAAAGCCACAACGCGCGCACCAACCTCGAAGAGCGCGAAGCGGCCGAGAAGCGTGGCGGCATCTACCACGGCGGTTATATCTGGTGCGCGCCACACGGGCTCTATCCCATGGGCGACAGCGGCCGTGGCCTGCAGATGACCCGCAGCCTCGGCGACACCGAGATGGGGCCGGTAATCTCCCGCGATCCCCAGATCGAGATTCACGCGCTGGGAAAGTTTGTCCTCGTGGCCACCGATGGATGCTTCGATCCCGGCCATGAGAATGAATCGCAGGCCGTAGCCGACGTGATCGCCCTCATCGACCAAGGCGGAGACGCCAAAGCCATCGTCGATCGCGCCGTCCAACTTCCCACCGAAGACAACGCAACCGCAGTCTTACTAACCAAGGAGTAACACCCATGTCCATGTCAGTCAATAAGCACACCATCCTCGGCCACGTCGGCAAAGACCCGGAGTTCAAGGTCACACCGGGTGGCACCGCTGTCGCCAAGTTCTCCATCGCCACCAACCACCGCCAGAAGGACGACTCCGGCAACTATCAGGACAACGTCGAGTGGCACAACGCCGTAGCCTTCAGCCGCACGGCCGAGATCGTCCGCGACTACATCAAGAAGGGCGACCCGATCTACATCGAAGGCCGCAGCCAGACCCGGTCCTGGGAAGACAAAACGTCGGGCAAGAAACAGTACATGACCGAAGTCATCGTCAACGACCTCCAGCTCCTCGGCACCAAAGGCGGCAACCGCACGGATAACTCCAGCGCCGCACATAAGCCGATCGGGGACGAAGACATCCCCTTCTAAGTGGCGGAGAGGAAGCCCACAGTGGACACGCCCGCCTACCAAGGGCGGGCGACCATCCACTTTCATCCGGGCAAGCACTACTACACCGTAAGTGTGCCATCGCTCAACCGTGAGCGTGTGTACCAACCCGGTGTCACGTCCATCATCAAACTCAAGGATAAGTCCGGGCCTTTGATGTGGTGGGCGGTCGAACAGTGCGAAGCCTATGCGCGGCAAAAGATCTCCGAGCAAGAGGAGGATGGCGAGGTATCGCTCAAGCTCATCTACGACACGCTGCACGAGATGCGCTTCCATTACCGCGATGTGGCGCGCCGGGCAGCCGACATCGGCACTGCCGTGCATGACTACCTGCACCGGTACCTGGTATGGAAGGCGTTCGGCGGCGATGAGCCTGAGCGGCCAGAAGAGATCGAAGCCAACGTTCAGACCAACAACGCGATCGACGCCGGGCTGCAGTTTTTCGGCGAGCACGACATGAAACCGCTGACGATCGAGCAGCCGGTGTGGTCGGCAACTCACGGCTATGTCGGCACCGATGACTTCATTGGCTATGTCGATGACGAGCTGTGCGTGTGTGATTACAAGACTTCCAAGAACTTATACCCCGAGGTCTGGCTGCAGACGGCCGCGTACCAGCACGCTTACCAGGAAGAGCACCCGCGAGCTGAGGTCAAGGCCCGGTGGGGAATCAACGTCGGCAAGGATGGCGTGCTGCGAGCCGAGCGGCGCGGACCAGAGTGGTTCGCGGATGATTTTAAGGCGTTCCTGGGCCTGGTGGAGATTTACCGCTGGGACCGAATCCATGGCGGTGGTGAAAGCAAAACCGCCACGGAAGTAATAGGCCCACTGCCTGACGTTGGCTGGGTCGAGGAGTTGGCGGCGTGACGGAGGAAGAGTTGGGTCAAAACAACGTGTGGACGGCATTCTACTGGAAGGACTATCTGGCTGACACCGGTGGCCTGAGTGCCCTAGAACATGGCATGTACTTCCAGCTCATGGCGAACTACTACGCCAGTGGCCAGCCACTCCCGTCTGACCGGAAGGTTCTGCGGAGGATGTGTAAGGCTATCAATAACGCAGAAAAACACGCTTTAGAAATTATTTTAGAAAAATTCTTCACTATCGACAGCCTCGTTTTTCGTCACAAGCGAATCGACGAGGAAATAGCTAAGCGCATTGAAATCAGCAGGAAGCGCAGCGAGGCGGTGTCCACCAGATATACAAGTGAACCTACAAATGTACCTACAAATGTAGAACAAGTGAACACACATACACATACACATACACAAAGAGCTAGGCGCGCACCCAAAATCGCCACCACTTATCCTGAAGATTTCCAGCCCAGCGACGCCAACCGCGCTCTTGCCAGCAAGATGGGCGTCAACCTTGAGAACGCACTAGCCGCGTTCAAGGCAAACCATCTCAGCAAAGGTTCCGCCTTCAAAGACTGGCACCAGGCGCTTACCACCTGGCTACTGCGAGAGCCATCGTTCAACCGGGCTCCGGCGAAGAAACAACCCCTACCCACCTTTGATGCCGTCAAGGCGTTTCGGGAGTCCAAGTGACCGACTTAGTTGAGATCAACGCACCCTTCGGCCAGATCGCCAGCCTCGAAGCTGAGCGCGCCGTACTTGGCGGCATCCTGCTGGAGAACACTGCCTATCCAGAAGCTGCGGGCTCTTTGAAGCCGCAGGACTTCTCGCTCGACTCACACCGCATTCTCTATCGGCGCATGGCTGACCTGGCCGAGGCTGATCGCTCGATCGACCTAATCACCATGATCGACGAGCTGTCGCGCCATAACGAGCTGGAGAAGATTGGCGATGTGGGCTATGTGTCGAGCCTGGTCGATGGCGTGCCCGACCGCCCGAGCATTGCCAACTATGTCCGCATCGTGAAGGAGAAGGCACAGCTCCGCTCCCTGATCGTTGCTTCCAAGAACAGCATCGAGCGCGTCTTCGCAGGCGAGGCCCCGGTCGATGTGGCCGGTGCCATGGTCGATGCCGCCCTCGACATCCAGGCGTATTCCACCCGCGCGCAGGCCGTGCGCCCAAAGGACTTCATGTTCGAAGTGAAGGAAGAGTTGGAACGCCAATCGAAGATCCAGGGGTTAGTCGGCCTGCCCACCGGCCTCGACAACCTCGACGAGGTTACGGGCGGCCTCCGGCGCGGCGAGCTGGTCTGCATCGGTGCGCGGCCAGGAGCAGGGAAGAGCGCTCTAGCCTGTCAGATGGTTGCGGCCAACTCCGAAGCCAATACCGACTCAATTTTCTTCTCCCTGGAAATGGGGCGCACCGACATTGGCCGCCGCTTCATTGCCATGACCACCGACGTTACCTCAAAGCAACTCCGGCATCCGCACCTGATTCAAGACGCGGGCTGGAAGACGATCGGCCGGGCGCTCGGCGACATTGCTTCCTGGCCAATGGTGATCGACGACAACGGCAGCCTCTCGATCAACGAACTGCTGGCGCGGGCCAAGCTGGCGATTAACCGGGGCGCGCTTTTGGTGGTGGTCGATTACCTGCAGCTTGTGCGCGCCGATGGCCGCGAACTGCGTGAGCGCGTCGGCAAGGTAGCAAACGCGCTGCGCCTGCTGGCTAAGCACGAGAAGGTCGCCGTGGTCATGCTGTCACAGTTGCGCCGTCCGCACGATGTGAATGACGAGCCTACGCTGATCGACCTGAAAGAGTCGGGCGACATCGAGGCACACTCCCATGTGGTGCTGCTGATCCATTCCCCGATCGCCGATGACGGCAGCCCGAGTGGTGAAGACCGGATCATCATCGCCAAGAATCGCAACGGCGTGCGCGGGTCGATCCCGGTGAAGTTCGTAGGCGACAAGATGAAATTTTATTCGAGGTACTTGGGTTAACTTATGCAAATCGGAAGACCCAGGACGAAGAACCTGCTCGTGGCAGCCCCGTGCCGCGCGTGTGGTTCTACTGAGCGTTATCTGAACGGTAAGTGTCCAGAGTGTTCGCGGCGCGCCACTGCCGAGTCCTACGATGTCGGTTCCGACTTTGCACTTAGCTATTACGGCCCCGGTTGTAGGTGTTGCGGCGAATCTGATCGCAGAATGCTGGCCATCCACCACATGAATGATGACGGTCAGCGTGAATCTCAGCTCGGCAGGCCGTTCTACGCACAACTCTACCGCATTTACCAGAGGGATGGAGCGGCTGGGATGCCGACCGATCTAGAAGTACTCTGCTACAACTGCCACGCGGCGCACCATAAGAATGGCGGGATCTGTCCGCATCGATCTCGTGGCTCGCGCGTTCTGGCCTGGATGCGGAGGTTCTCCTGGTTCGGCGCGCGCCCTCATCAGGCATATTATCCGTTTCCGGTACTTGCAACCGTTGCCAATGTTGTGGTATAATATTTACAGAGGTTGAGATTGGTAGACGCATTCACCCCCGAGCAAACCCAGGAAGCCGAAGTCGTCCGTTCCCAGATCCAGTCCTACATCGCGGCTAACCGCGACCACCAGGCTGATCTTGAAAGCAACTATGTCGAGATCGGCGACCGGTTGGTCGCGGTCAAGACGGCGCGTTACTGGCGGCTGTGGCAGTTCAAGAACTTCTCAGCCTTCATGGAATCGCTCGACTCGCGCACTAAAAACTATCACAGCATGGGCGTAGCCCGCGACTTGTTGCCAGTCGTTACCAAGGCTGACTTAGTTGTCATGGGTATTAGTAAAGCCGCCCTGCTGCGCAAGATGATTAAGGGCGGCAAGCCGATCTCGGCCGAGCTGGTCGAGATGGCGAAGTCGAAGACCAAAGAAGAGCTGGAAGGCGCTGTGGCGGTTGAGCTTGGGCTAGTCGCCAACGAAGAGAAGGGCGACTGGTTCAGCTTCGGCGGCGCGCGCCTCGATACGGCTGAGCGCGAAGAGTTTCTCCGGACCATGAACACAGTCATCCGGTCCGCCGAGATTGAAGGCGAGGAGATTACCAACTGGCAAGACACGCCATCCTCGCGCAAGAAAGAATTGCTATTCCTGCTGTTTGCGGAGTTTTTGAGTACCTATGCCGTATACGCGCAAGAACAAACGCCGAGTCCACCGAGTGCTGGTGGAGATGAAGAACGGCCAGCCTTTCCGGATCTTTCGCAGTGACAAGGCGGCGGTGCTGGCATCCCTGGCCGGATGCCGGGTGCAGGAAATGCAGCGCTGGCTCGCCATCGGCTCCATACGCGAGCAAGTCAGGATGCGGGCGGGTGACGCCTGTGAGCGCTGCGGAACGATGTTGACCAGCGCCACCGGCGAGATGCACGAGACCAACCCGCGCGGCAAAGGTGGAGAGATCAGTCTCGTAAATTGTGAATGGCTGTGTCACGACTGCCACCAAGGCAAGGCGGACTCGGCGCATGGCGATCGTAGATTGCACTTCGGAGAAGTGACCAATGTCGATACCCCGGTGTACTCATGGCGTCTATAGCCCTTATGGCGATGGTCAACCCTCCGAGTACTGTACCGGCTGTACGGTGCCGGTCATGCGCATTACCTTCATCCTGACGCCCGCCGAGGAAGACGAACCGGAGCCGGTGTCGTGCCCCGCTTGCGGCGAGCTGATGGACGTTACCGACGAATACGACCTGGAGTGTTTTAGCTGCGGGTTTAACGATTTGAATTGAACACATTATGACGAGTGTACTTACCAAATCAGCCATCATCACCTGTGAGAACGGGGATGAGATTGAATTCACCGAGGCGGAGCTAGAGACTCTCCGCTCCAATAACACGGCAGTCATTACCTGCGACGGCCCGCGCTGCGCAACGCATCACGGAGATAAGGCCGCCTCGTTCAGCCTCAACGATGAGGCGATGCGCAAAGCTCCAGACTCCGTGCCCGACGCGACCTTCAAGTGGTTCCGGGTCGGCCAGTCCCAGGGCCAGGGCGAGATGGTGCTTGAGTTCTGCAGCCCGCAATGCAACAAGGATTGGCTTAGCTACAGCTATGTTGAGCCATTATCACCGCGCGAGAGAGCGGCGCAGATGAAGAACAATTCAAGCCTAGGTGCGGTCAGCCAGGCAGACGGAGAAGCATTATGAAACAGTACATCGGCATCAGTCGCGACCACTCAGGTTCCATGGCCACTCTGGCCAGCCTCGCCAAGGCGGACTACAACGAAAACATTGACGCCATCCGCAACGCCGCCACCAAGGAAGGCATCGACACCATTGTCACCACGGTGAAGTGCGGTGTGGGCTCGGGCCTGGTCGAGCGCGAGTCGGTGAACTCCAGCGTCGCGGCCTTGAAACCGCTGACCAGATATGAAGCGTCCGGCCAGACCCCGCTGTTCGACAGTGTCGGCGAGCTGGTCGAGTTGCTGCAGAAGTCCCCCGACGCCGAAGATCCCACGGTCTCCTTCCTGGTCATGACTATCACTGACGGCCAAGAGAACGCGTCGCGGCGCTACACCGGCGCAGCTCTGGGCAAGCTCATCCGCGAGAAGCAAGCCACCGACCGGTGGACGTTCGTCTTCCGCGTCCCACATGGCTACAAGCGTGAACTCGCGAGCCTCGGCATTCCCGAGGGTAACATCCAGGAGTGGGAGCAGACCGAGCGCGGCTTCAAAGAGAGCACGGCGGTTCTGCCACAGGCGATGGCCGTCTACTACAGTGCCCGTAGCGCTGGCGTGCGCGCGACTGACAGCTTCTACGCCAACCTTACCAATGTCAGCAAGTCGCAGATCAAAGGTGCTATGACTGACATCTCGGGCCAGGTTAAGTTCTGGCCGGTAAGTCAGGTCGATCAGATCCGTCCCTTCGTCGAGACCAAGCTCAAAGGCAAGGGCATGATCCTGGGCGCGGCCTTCTACCAACTCTCGAAGATGGAGAAGAAAGTCCAGAGCTACAAACAGATCGTGATCCGCGACAAGAAGTCCGGCGAAGTGTACGCCGGGGATTCCGCGCGCGACTTGCTCGGGCTGCCGACTGCGGGCTCGATCACGCTCTCGCCGGGCAACCACGGTAACTATGACATCTTCGTGCAGTCGGCCAGCGTCAACCGCAAGCTGGTGCCGGGCACGAATGTCATGTACTGGGATCAGTATGCGGCCACGCTCGGCGCGCACTGTCCCGCGACCTATGCCGGGCCGGTACGGGGCATGAAGTGACAGTAGCGGACTACGAGAAAGCCCTCGCGTCGTTGCTGGCGTGGCGTGAAGAACGCAGTAACGGCACCAATGGAATGCTGGGCGTCTTGTTTGTCGTGCGCAACCGGTCGAAGGCCATGTGGAGTAGCGGTGACTGGTCCAAGATCATCGAAGGCCATAATCAGTTCTCTTCGATCAGCGTACTCGGCGACAGCCAGACCGTAACTTTCCCCGACGTGCGCGATCCGTCGTTCCTGGCCATTCTGCAGGCGGTTGACTCGGTCTACGACGACGAGCGCGTGGATGTGTTAACCAATGGCGCGCTGTACTACGCGGACCTGGGGTCGAAGGGATACACGGTGGGCGGGTGGTTTGACCGGAACATCGTACAAGACCCGGCCACTCACCCGCGCATTGCGCAGATCGGCACCACAACTTACTTCAAGTAGGAGCCAGCAGATGAACCCGGTCGATCAGAAGTGGCTCGACGCACTCACCGCGAAGTATCCCGTCGAGGGAATCACGTTGCCGTTCTGGCGGAACACTGACGGCTCAGTCAACGCCGTCGTAACCATTACCCACTATCTCACCTTGATCGGCGTCAAGCTCCAACCAGGTGGACGCATCGCCGATCCTGGGGAGCATGGAGAGTAGTTATGGCCGACAAGCGCTGGAAGCAGTTCGAGCGGTTCGCGGCCGACCTGATTGGCGGCAAGCGCTACTGGGCCAACTCGGGCGAAGCCATCGACTGCGAGTCGGAAGACTTCGTAGCCCAGTGTAAGTTAGTGGCATCGCTCTCTCTGGCCGCGCTGTCGAAGCTGTGCCAGGTCGCGGCCGATCAGGCTAAGGCGAAGGGCAAGGTCGGCGTAGTCGTCACCAAGGTCTCGAAGCGCCAGCTCCCGGCCATCATCAGCATGACGGCGGAACAGTTCCAGAGCCTGGTCGAAAAATAACACTTGCAACGGTTGCCAGTGTTCTGGTAGAATATTTATAGATCAAACGAGCAACGAGTATCAGCACACGGAGAAATAAAGTTCATGGATTTGAAACGCGGTTTCACTGCAATCGTTCTGTGCATCACCCTGGTCCTCGCAGGCTGCACCACGGCCTGGATCACCGAAGTCGAGAACATCATCACGGCCGTCATTCCGGCCGTCGTGAATATCATCACCCTGGTGGGCGAGTTGGATGGCAGCGGAGTTTCAGCCACGGACCTCAACCTGGTCCGGAACGTGGGCACGCAGGCCACGGGCGATCTGCAGCTTCTGCAGTCCTTGATTGCGCAGTACCAGAAGGCCGACGCCACGGCGCAGCCTGGCCTGTTGCGCGAGATCTCCATACTCGCAGTCACCATCCAGACCAACCTTACGGCGCTGCTTCCGGCTTTACATATCAGCGACGCTGCGACCGAGGCCAAAGTTGTGGCAGTGGTCGGCCTGGTGGTCTCTGAAATCGATTCACTCGTCGCCGTGCTGCCTATCGTCAATACAGGCAACACCGGGGTCATCGGCGGGGATATTCGGCTTCCGGCGTATCAACTGAAGTCTCCGCCGCTTTCCGCCAGCGCCTTTGTCAGTAGCTACAACTCCACCATGACAGCGAAGACGGGCAACGCAGCGCTCGACAAGGCCACGTCCGGCTTGAAGATCCACCTGCATGGCCGGTTCATGCGGTTCGTTACGGTCGGAATTCTGAAGTAGTCCAAGGAGACATACATGCCAGTCGAGAACGTGAAGCTCGTAACCGCTGCCAAGAAATTGCTGAAACTGTTCGGCCCCAAGGGCGAGCACTGGACGCTCCGTAGTAACGCGCGTGATGCCAATGGCGACGAAGTCCCGGTCATGTCGCGCAAGGCTATCCAGTGGTGCCTCAGCGGGGCTACGCAAAAGCTTAACCTGCCGTCGTTAGTGCGGGGTGAACTTCGGCAGGCCGTTCCCACGGCATCCTTCGTGGGTTTCAATGATTCACACCGCACCTACACCCATGTGCGCAAGTTCCTTGAAAAGATCGTCAACCGGAAAGAGCTGAAGACTAAGAGCTAAGGAGCTGCAACCCCCATGCGATATCTCATTCACCGCGCAGTAGCGATCGGTAACCCGCCCCAGAGTCAGCCGCTGAACGACCGTCAGTCGAAAAACAGCGCTGGCGGTTACAGTTTCACTCTGGATAAGTGGGGCAAGCTCGACCGTTTTCTCATCCTAGGCAGCGAAGGTGGCAGTTACTATGCCAGCGAGCAGAAGCTTACCGAGGAGAATGCCACCAATCTGGCAGCGTGTGTGAAGGAAGATGGCATTAAGGTGGTCAAGCGCATCGTCGAGATCAGCGATGCGGGCCGGGCTCCGAAGAACGACCCGGCGCTGTTCGCTCTGGCTTACGCCTCGGCGAAGGGCGACGACGACACGCGTAGTGCGGCTCTGGCTGCACTGCCCAAGGTCGCACGCATCGGCACGCATCTGTTCCACTTCACCGCCTTCGTCAACACCATGCGAGGCTGGGGCCGTGGACTGCGGAAGGCCGTAGGTAACTGGTATGCCCAAGCTGGCGAAGAAGATTGGGATCGCCTGGCCGAGCAGGTCACAAAGTACCAACAGCGTGAGGGCTGGAGCCACCGCGATCTACTGCGCCTGGCGCACCCCAAGCCGACCTGCCGTCCGCACCAGGCAATCGCTAAGTGGGTAGTCAAGGGCGGAGAGTTGAACCAGACCGCGCCCGAGAAGTTGGTGGGCCACGTTGAACTGCAAGAGGCCACGACGCCGAAGCAGGCCGTGAAGCTCATCACCAAGTACGGGCTCGTGCGCGAGTCCGTGCCCACTGAACTGCTGAAGTCTCCTGAGGTATGGGAGGCCCTGCTCGCGCGGATGCCCATGACGGCGATGATTCGCAACCTGGGCAACCTGTCGAAGTGCGGGTTGCTGACTCCATTGAGCGAAGCCTCGAAGATGGTAGTCGAGCGGCTGAGCGAGGAAGCGCTGCTGAAGAAGGCGCGCGTACATCCGATTCAACTCTTGATCGCGCAAAAGACTTACGGCTCCGGCCATGGCAACAAAGGCAAAGGCGAATGGACGCCCGTGCCCCAGGTAGTTGACGCATTAGACGGCGCTTTCTACTCAGCCTTCCAGAACATTATCCCGTCAGGCAAGCGCTTCTACCTGGGGCTCGATGTGTCGGGCTCGATGTCCTGCGGCGAAGTAGCCGGAGTCAACGACTTCACGCCTCGCGAGGCATCGTCCGCCATGGCCATGGTCACGGCGCGCAGCGAGCAGAACTACTACGTCGCTGGCTTCCAGGAGCGCATGATCCAGCTCATGATTACGCCGAAGTCGCGGCTCGATCAGATCTGCTCTGCTACGGCGAAGCTGCCGTTCGGCTCTACCGATTGCGCCCAGCCCATGCTGGACGCGCTGGCAAAGAAGTTGCCGGTGGACGTGTTCGCGATCTACACCGACTCCGAGACCTGGAGTGGAACAACGCACCCAACCGTGGCCCTGGAGCGCTACCGCCAGCAGACTGGCATCCCGGCGAAGTTGATTGTCGTCGGCATGGTGGCCAATCCGTTCACGATCGCCGATCCGAACGATGCTGGCATGTTGGACGTGGTCGGATTCGATTCAGCGACGCCGCAGATCATCTCACAGTTCGCGGAGGCGTAGATGCAGGTGCAGATCCCGCAGGTCACGCTCGAAGACACCAAGGGGTTCGCCGAGGCGTGGAATAAGTCGAGGCCCATCGTGGTGATCTTCGATCCGCACGACCTGGCGTTCGCCCAAGCATTCGCGAACTTCGCAGTGCAACGAGTTTTCGCTGGCCTCATCGCGCAACAGGAAGCAGAAGCGAAGAGGCTGACGGTTGTGGAACCATAGCTCCAGTACGAGAGGAGAACAACTATAGGAATACGCACAGGCTAACACACGCAACTGACGGGCCGATAGCAGATCGTTATCATATGCTTGAAAAACAATTACGGTCTGCGACAACTTGTCCGTCACCTACTTACACCGTTGGGCCGCAGTTGGTTCGTTACCTACATTGATTGGAATATACGGACCGACACATTTTGTCTAACGGTAAATATATGCGAGGGCCGAAGAGAATTGGTTATCCTCCACCTAAGCCGTACCGGGGGAGTAGCTCAATGGTAGAGCGCCGGACCTGATCAATCCGGAGGTTGCTGGTTCAAGTCCAGTCTCCATACCGATTCTCGTACCTTGTCTTCGCTTCATTTCTGCGAGGGTCGAAGTCGGTCTGTTATCACAATGCAAACAGAGACGGACCGCGTAACTTATCTTCGCTTCATGTTTCACTTGTAAGTGCGAGGGCCGAAGCTAGCTGGTTATCTTGGAACTCTATGTCGTTGGTTCGATTCCAACCGTCCTGGTTCTCCAGGCGTAGTTCAGTGGTAGAACAAGAGTGGCGAAAGCCATTTCCGGCTACATCACTTGTCTTCGCATGAAATCCCTGGCCGGGTACTATCTGAGGCATCCGGCCAGTAAAACAGAAAGAGAGCGGGCCGAAAGCTGGTTGGTTATCTACTGCTAATAGAGAGGTCGCGGGTTCGAGTCCCGCTGGCACCTTCGGGTGCTATAGCTCAGTTGGCTAGAGCGCTAAAACACCGATTGGCATAGAACTTGTCCGCTCTCTTTTTATTTTACCTCTAACGGTCAGCGTCAGGTGTTTCTCTTATGCCAACTCTCTGCTTTGTCGGCGACGTGCATGGAAACTTAACGCAGATGTACGCCGCTCTGATGGCGTGGATGGAGCGTAGTTACACTAAGATCGATGCCGTCGTTCAGGTTGGCGATCTCGGCGTATACCGCCGTGGTACCACCTGGTCTTCCATGTTCTTCAAGGGCGTGCCCTCGCCGATCCCGACCTGGGCCTGCATGGGCAACCATGAAGATCCGCTCGCGATCCGCGACTGGCAGAACGAGCCCGACCGAATTCCTAACATGCACCTGATGCCGGATGGCGAGATCACCAGCGTTCTCGGCGTCCAGATCGGCGTTGTGTGGGGCAACTACAGCCCGATTAGTTGGCTTGATCCTGGCCGTGTACACAAGGCGCGCGCTGTGGGCGGCGAGTCCGCGCGGATCGCTATGCACATCGACCACGCTGCTGTTACCCGCCTGATGGATTTATACCAGCGCTGCGGCGATCACATGGATGTGCTAGTCACGCATGACTCTGCGGCGTCCACACTGCCGGTACAGTTTCGCGGCAAGGGCATGGACTCCTTCATCAAAGGGCAGCTCGGCCTTACTGATAACGAAGAGTCTGGCGGCTGCCACGGCTTCAACTCGCTGCTCAAGGCATTTCAGCCCGATGAATATTTCTTTGGCCACCTGCACTGTTATGACGAAGGCATGATTGGCCGCACGCATTACACCTGCCTGAACGCGATCGGCTACGAAGGTGGCCCGTGGTTCAAGGTGATGGAGTTCCCAGACGTGGCGGGGCCGCTGTCTGGGGGTATCAACATTCTCGGGGGAGGTTCTTAATGTTCAACGAAGTGCAGAGAATCATTGAACTCGATTACGAAGATGCCAAGGTCGCAGACCGGCTGCACAGTAAACAGGAAACGTGCTGGGAGGAGTACAGTCGCGCGACTAAAGAGTACGGCGCGCAACTCGAACTATTCTACAGGAAGCACTGCCCGTTCAAGCCTGGCGACCGAGTCGATCCGGAACTCAGCTTCAAAGATGGCTATCTCGTAGTTCTTCGGAGCTAACCATGACCCAAGTCTTTATCAGTGCAGCGTGGAGCAGGCGCGAGGAAGCTCGCAAGTTGGCCGAAGAGATAGAGCATGATGGCGGAGCTTTCGTCAGGGCCGACTGGCTCTACTGCGATAAACCGCCGATAGACTCGATCTATCAGGACCTCCGCGACCTCAAGAGTTGCGACGTATTTGTCCGCTTGGCGGACGATCTATCCGAGCCTACTGTGCCGTCGCATCTGGCCACCGGCGCTCGCATGTTCGAGCAGGGCATCGCGTGGGGCATGGGCGCAGAGATCATCGTAGTTGGTGGTAAGCAAATGTTGTACGACCACATGCGGAGCGTGCAGCACGTGAAGAACACTTTGGAACTCAGGAGCGTGTTATGCCCGATCCCCACGCTGCAGTAGCGCCAGTCCTTAAGGACTCCGGACAGCGCGAAGAGTTTGCCACGGGCTCGGTGCGCGATAAGCAGAAGGGCAAGGGCGCACTTGACCTGGTGCCAGACTGGGTGATCTGGGTTGTGTCCCGCGTGTACGAGGAAGGCGCGCACAAGTACGCCGCCCGTAACTGGGAAATGGGACAGCCGCTTTCGCAGTACATCAAGAGCGCCGGGAATCATTTGGCGAAGTTGAAGGCCGGAATGCGTGACGAGCCGCACGCCTCACAGGTGATCTGGAACATGATCGGCTACATCTTCACCGCGTGGCTGGTAAAGACTGGCAAGCGCCCGAAGGAGTTGAGCGACATGCCTGACCAGTTCAACGCGAAGCCGGGCACGATCGCCGAGCCGCTGTCGCCGTTCGAGTACGAGAGCCTGGAAGTGTTCACCAAGGGGGCGTGATGGATGAAGCCGTAACCTGTGAGCGACTGACCAACGCCAAGCGCGAAGGCGTGAAACATTACCCGCACAAGTGCGGTCTGCCAGCCGTCCGGTACCGGGTAACAGGTACCGCGTTCCTGGCCTACGCCGTGCTCTGCAACCGGTGCAGGGGGTTGGCGGCAAAGGAAGGTTACATCCTGGAGGTTGCGCCCCTGCTGTGAGGAGGCCGCGACATGGCTGGCCAAAGATCACCGCAGCGCGCAAGGCTGATTGCGCCCGGTTGCTGCGATTGTTGGGACTGTGGCCCGGCACCATGGTCATACGCGTATCCAGACGACGGAGACGAAGACGGAGACGAAGAGATGAAAGACATCGACCAGTACGCGGAGTTCACCGAAAAGATGTGGTTCTCGGGCGCGCTGCCGGAAGGCGCTGAGAATTGCATCATCCCTGTCGGCCCTGGTCGCGACCTTGCGATCATGTGCTTCGGCCTGGCCGGTGAGACCGGCGAAGTGATGGAGCACATCAAGAAGCTGGTACGCGACTGCCATCTCGATAGAGCCGCGCTGAAGAAAGAGTTGGGGGACGCCGCGTTCTACTGGGCGCGCATCTGCAAGTTCTTCGGGATGCTCCCATCGGACGTGTTGGCCACCAATGTAGAGAAGCTGGAATCACGCCATGCTCGCGGCAAGATGAGAGGCGACGGCGATGATCGTTGAGATCACGGTCCGCAGTAAAGACGGCACAGTAATCTCGCAGCACATACAAGACGCGCTGCAGCCCTGTGAGTGGAAGACACATCCCGATCACCCGGAGCGCGAGGGCGATTACCAGTACTTCGGTTTCACTTACCAGCCGCGTGTCCGGCTCAACTCAAAGGCGGGCGGATTTTGAATTTCAGTGATGCGGAGCTTGAGAAGCTAGCGAAGATAATGCGGGAGTGGCTGCAGCTTTACTATGTCCGCAGGATGCAGTTCACTGCCGCTGCTGCGAAGAAAAAAACGCAGGACGACTGCCCGCACCTACAGGGCTGCCTGGGACCGGGACCCTGGGGTCCACGCACCTGCATCATCTGGCACACGTTTGAAGATGACATTAAACATCCGGTCGGGATCTGTAATAGCTGCCAGCGTATCTGGCGATACACCGACTCCGACTACGCCGAGTGGTTCAGGAAGCCGAGTTGCAACACGCCATCTACTGGCGGGCTGCCCGTGGCACCGAGCACTTATCCGGTGGGCACCACTGGAGCTTCCTCGATGGTGCGTGAGGTCGTCATCACCAATGGCGAGCTGGCCATGAACCCGCCGGTCGAGCCGCCGATCGCTGGTTCACTGAAGGATTTCGTCAAACACCATGAGCGGTCGTATCTGGAATTGAAGGAGGAGCGCTATGAAGACAACTGTGGAGACGCAGTCCGGATCGATCTATGAGTTAGACAACGTGAAGATGACCTGGCGGCGCTCGTTCGAGAACACGGGGCTGTCCGGCGTGCTGCGCAGTGATGGCGGTGAGATGTCAAGTTTTCCTGCAATAAAACTTGACAAGCCGATGGTCATCCAGTGTCCGCCGATCGTGAGCCATGCCATCGGCCGCGCCATCGTCACGACACCAGTAGTCCAGATTTCACATGAGGCCACGGGCTTCGCGAACGGCGCGCCGAACTCCAGCGGCCGAACGACCTATGGCTTCATGGCAGGATTGGCGGCGGGTGGGAAGCGAGCGGTTGACCAGGCGGGAAGAGGATGCGCTGCCAGAAACGCCCGCATCCGGGCGTCATGCAATGGCGAACCCGCAACAACGGACGAGGCTAAGGCCGCCGCCAATGTAGTTAAAGACTGCACCCGGCCTCTGCCTCATGTCTGTAAACAGAACGGGCCATGCAATGGATGGCCGAGACCTGACCGCTTCAATGTCGATGCCATCATGAGGAATGGTGAAGAGTACTGCCCAGACAGCCATGGCGGCAAGTATGACGGCTGTTCGACTTCAGCTATCGGGTCCAACCGGACACCGCGCGTCACAAGTGAACAAGCGGATGGCTGCGACCACCCCAAGAGCGTTGGATGTGATGGCTGGATTTGCGTCCGTTTCTACCGTCCTTAAAACACGGCCGCAAACAAGAACGCCCCACTCGACAGAGATGTCAGGTGGGGCGTTCGCTTTTACTGGTGTTGTTTGTTACGGCGTAAGGCTGATGACGCTGACGATGTTCTGCGTCTGCGGGTACGAGGCCACGGTCATCGTGTGCTGGCTGGCCCAGGCCATGGTGCCATCGTGCGCGTGCAGGGTGAGTTCGTAATACGAACCTGCCAGCACGCCGCCGTCGTTCGGCGAGACCGTGGTCCCGCCAATCACGCTGCCGTCCTCGTCGAGATAGATCTTCGACGTGCCTGCGATCGCGCCATTCATAATAAGGTTGGCGGTAAGATACCCGTAGGCGATACGGTTGCCCTCGAAGTCCTGGAAGTCTCCGCCCGTCAGGGTTACCGGCAGACCCAGGATCTTGCCGGTCTCCAGGATCAGGTAACACTGGTTGGCTTGCAGCAGATGATGGGGAACGATCCCAGGGCTGATCTCGGTGAGCAGGTTGGCCTGCTCGACGCGTAAATGTCCTGCGCCGGGTGGCACGTGGACTTCAATGACCAGCGCCGCCTGGTGGGCTCGTACCCCAACACTGAGTTGGGTTTCGGCCAGCAGTGGAGCTTGCTCGACCCGCAACGCCATGGTTTAGGTAACTTCCTCGTGGTAAAAGTGCGCCGCATCCGCGCCTGCCGCTGTCCAGGCAATGCCGGTGGCAGGGTCGTTGGGGATACAGTTCTGCACCCAGGTTAATCCCGAGTTCGCGGTAAAGGTTGTGCCCGTGGCGGCCGAGCCGCTGCTGAGCACTCCGTTCGTATAGGTGCGCGTGGCGGCGTCATCCTTCTGGTAGTAAGACACGGCCACAACCTGCGAGGGCGCAGTAGTCAGGCTGGCGCTGGGCATGGCGTAATCGTCAATCACAGCCGAGCCGTTGGCGCTCACATAGTCCGAGGAGTTCGGCGGCACGACGGCAACGCAGGCGTGGTTGGTGCCAAGACCGTTCGGAGTCCAGTTGGTGTTCGTGCCCGCGCCGCTGGGTAACTTGGTTACGGGCTGGCGGTCGGTGCCGATGGGCGCGTTCTGGGTCGAGCCGGTTGCGTCCCACACGCGCAGGTAGTCGGTGTACATCGACTGGTTAGTGTTGCCGATCGCGCCGATCTCCACCTGGTTGGCGTAGGCGTTGCCGGTCTGACTGGTGTTCAGACTGGCGGCGCTGTTGATGACCTGCACGCCATCGAGCCAACACTTCACCTGGCCTACAGTGGTCGAGAATGTGACCTGCACTTCAATACCATGAACGGGCAGAGTCGCGGTGGTAATCAATCCATTCGATGACGCGGGGCCAACGGCCGTGCCGCCCGATCCACCACGATAGAACTGCAGTGAGCCCGTAGCGGTGAGCCCCAGGTAGCACTGGATGGTACCAGCATCGCGGAAGCCGAAGACTCCGGAGTTTGAGCTGGGCGGCAGTGAGCCCGCGCCGAAGCTGCAGAAGCCGATCAGCGTGGCCTGGTTGCTGGTCAGGTTTTTGCGCAGGGCCGCGTTGGTGGCAATGAGCACACCGCCGCCCTGGCAGCCACTGGGCGGGGTAAAGCGCGCAAAGGCTGAAGAGTAGGTGATGGTGCCAGTCACCAGGTCGTAGGGCGACTGAGCCGAAGTGGTGATGGTGCAGTAAGTGTCGGTGAACTGAAAGGCCATAGGGTGTATACTCAGCGATCAAAGGAGATCGCAATGCCAAAAGGTATGGGGTTGATTCTGTCCGCTGCCGGGCTATTCATAGGCTTCACGTTTGGCTACTTCTTCGACCTGGCCAAGTGCGACCACGACTATCACCCGTTCGGTACTACGCCGTATCTCTACGACACGCACACGGGAAGGGTGTGTGCCCCGCTTCGGGAGTCAGAAGACGCGTACAAAAAAGCTACCGTGAATCCAACCCCCGGCAGCCCACTCGGAGACGTGTTCGACCAGGCAGCCAAGTTGCCCCATGGGGCGGCCGACATGATCCCGGCCTGTGAGTAGCTACCATAGCGGCATGTGCGGCGAGAGATCGCGCAGCAGCCGGTTGTAAGTGGGGTCGGCCTCGCGGTCTTTCTTAATCATCGAGGTTAGCGCCTTCTTGACGTATGCCTTGCCCTTCTCTTGAAGGATCGGCAGCAACAGCTTCTTCTCCTGCGGCGTGGCCACGTCGTAGACCTGCAGCAGCTCTTTCACCGGCAGCCGATTCGAGCGCGTGTAGAGGCGCGCGTCCCAGTCGCTCATCGGCTTACCTTCAGCGCCACCTTTCGAGGTAGCCTTGAAGTTGTCGTAGATCTGTTTGGCCTCGTCCTGGGTAAGCTCTTCGTCGTGAACTTTCTGGTTGATGTCCGGGCCTTTCAGTTTCCCGCTTCTCAGGTCGTCTTCCAGTTGCATCACATACTGGTGGCGGTTCAACTTCGCGGTATCCACCGGCCCAGACTCCGAGTTAGAACTCGCCAGCTTCGAGGCCGTCTTGTAAGCCGTGGTTGTGTCAGGCTCGACGTTAACGCCTAATGAGCGCGCCACGCCGGTGCCAATGCCTTCACCCTCGCGCCGGAAGGTTGGCACAAAGTTCTGTGAAGAGATGGGCAAGACGTTGCGCAACAGGTCGTGAACTTGTTTCTCGGCCGTGACCTGCTTGCCTTGCTCGTCGCGGCCTTGCAGGTACTCTGCGCCCGTGCGCATGGTAAGCGGGTTCAGACGGTTATAGATAAATCCGCGCGGGTCGGTCATGGCGTGGAAGATGTCCTGCGGCATGGTGCGCACCGACATCACATTTTTGCCATCCGGCGAGACCACCGCAAAAGGGTGCTCGGGATGGATCTTGCCGTTGACTAACAGATTCAAGGCTTGCGCGGCGGCGAAGTTATACAGCGCAATGCGTCCCAGGCTCTGGGCAATGACCGATCCGCCAGGCTGGAATCCATACTTAGCGAAGGCGACCTGACTTCCGGTGAAGTCGGGGGCTAGCAGGAACAGCCGCAGGGCGTCGCGCGTGTTCATACTGGTGCCCAGCATCTTCCAGTTGAGACCGCCGAAAGCTGCATCCACAATTTTAGACGCGGCGAAGTCTACCTGGTCTGGGCTCCAGTTCTTATTGCGCTCGCCGAGCTGCTTCGATACCTTCTCGAAGGCTGCACCTTTGAGGCGATCGATGTAGCCATTCGCGCCGAACAGCTTCTGCTCGATGTTCTCCATCGCCTTGCCGAAGACTGGCACCTTACTAAGCAGTCCGCCGCCGCCGCCCAGGCCCTCAGAAAATTCAAGTCCAGCCTTGGTCGATCCGCCAAGGATGGTGGGGCCGAATTTCTTCGTCACGGCCGCCGAGTCTGCGGCCAGTCGTGGCGGCCGGAAAGCTTCCATCGGCCCCAGGCCCATCTGGAGTCCGCGCAGATATTCCGTGGTCCAATGGAAGGGGCTGAGGAGTGGGTTGAGTAAGCTGGTCTTCGCCGTTGAAGATAACTTGAGCAGCGGACCGAGGATTGAGTTCTTGCGCAGCCATGAGCTGTCTTCGCCGAAGGCGGTCTTCACCGGCTCGACATACTTCGGGTGAATCAGCAGCGGCTTTGCCTCGGTGATCGGAATGCTTTTGGTTGAATCGTTCGGATCGCGCGCGTCGGCGAGCCAGCGCCTGCGGGTAAAGGTATCCGGCCCATCCTTGTAGTCATGCACGTCGAGATAGAGCTTGCCATCCTGGCCCTGGAATAGGCGCTCTGGTGGAACCTTATTCAGATCAACACCTGCCGCGTCGGCAGAAACGGCCGTGCGCGTCTTGCCCGGCATCAATCCAGTGCCGCCATTAGGATCTGGGATCACTTCCTTTACGCCGCGAATGGTAGCCGGGCTTACGGCCATCGGCATCCCGTCTTGAACGCGCTCCGCCAGTAGCGCTTTTTCGGCTTCGAAGTGGGCCATTTTCTGGCCAACCTGACGGATATATTCTGCGTGCGCCGCTGCGAGCCCGCGCGTTGGTTCCAGTCCTGCCTTCAGGGCATCGACGGCGGTCGGGAACTCGCGCGCCTTCAGGTGCTGTGGTGTGCCCACCATTCGCCGCGAGCGATCAAGCAAGCCGGAGTTCATGCCGTCTTGCGGATCGTAGATGTGCGGCCCGGCGTAGTTCTCACGGCCTTCGTTCGAAGCGCCGCCAGGCAACGCCTCGCGGACGATCTTCCTGTCTTTGTAGTCTTCCCAGAACTCGCGATACCGATCCGCCAAGCCAGACGACAGGTTCTTCACTTCGTCGGGCAGCTTCTGGGCCTTGTCGAGCAGGTCGGCCCAGCGCTGGCGAATCTGGGGTTGAATGTTCTTGTCGGCCAGCACATCATCGTGCCAGGCTTTGAGTTGGTCGGTGGTAGTCAGTCTGGGCGGAGCGTTGGGGCCGAACGGGCCAACGGGCGCGGCTTCCCCCAGCTTCCCGCCAGCTTCGTGATACAGCATGGCAGCCATGTCGGTGGGCTTGTCTTTGATAAGGTCGAGATGGTCGTGCTCGAACTGCTCGGCGCGCTGGTTGAACGAGCGCTCCTGCTGCTGCGCGATGCCGATGATTTCCTTGTCGTGCTCAACCACCGGCGAGTCTGGAGTGCCGCGCAGTAAATGCGCCGCGCTCAGCCCGGCCGCGACCGTTCCCAACGCAGCCGAAGTAATCATCTCTGCGGCCGTGTCGGTGTCCCCGGCCTTGATGGCGTCGCCAATGCGCGGCACGGCTTTGGTAACGTCGATGATCTGGTTCGCGGTGAAACCGAAGTTAGCCAGCTTCTCAATCGTACCTGAAGCCGTGGCTACCTTGGCCGCAACGTCTGGGCTAAGTCGAGATAGCAGTGAGGCTCCGGCCCGCCCAGCCACACTCAGTCCGCCTTCAGTCACAGCTTCGCCAGCCTCGGCGGCAGCCGTAGATGCACCGGCTTCGGCGATCCCACCCAGGCCGCCAGTTACTAACATCAATCCGATGTTCAGCGGGCTAGTTAGGCCAGAAGCAAACTTCTCTGCGGCGCGCTCGATACCACCGGCACCTTGCCTGTATTCGGGAATACCGAAGTAGGTAGAGAGCGGGCGCGTGAGTGCCGACTCACCTTCGCCCATGTTGCCGGGTCCGCCGCCAGAGTCCTGGCCAGAGCTTCGGGCGGCTGCTGCCAGGGGGCTCAGCGATTCTCCGCCAGGCGCGGCGGATGGCGACGCAGTATCCTGCGTGGACATTGCCTGCTGTAGCGGGCTACTGGAGGCAATGGGCGTGTCGGGTGTTTGTGCCTGAGTACGACTGGCGGCTAGAGCTTGTGCCAGCGGACTGCCCTGCGTGTCGTCTGCCATTTATTGGAGAGCTTGCCGAACCGCGCCAACCGCTTTCTTCCCGGCTTGGTATATGTTCTTGGCCCCTGATTCAAGGATCGGCGTAACGTCGCCCCTTGACGGAGCGGCCGGATGCGCAGCAGGATCGTCTGCGTAGCCTTGGTCAACCAACAACTTGTTAGCTTTCACCATATCGCCGCCGCTTTGAGAGAGCGCTCTCTTAGCCACATCCACGGGAGCTGTCATCCCCTGCGTCGTAGCCTTGGGGATCGCCGTGGTCGCATTGATCCCGAGCGCCTGGGTTTGCAAGCCGCGCAGAGTTTCCTGCTGCTGCTTCAGTTCATCGGCGCGCGCCTGGTCGTTCTGGTTCTTGGCTTCGATGATGCTTTTCTCCAGGGAGTCAATCTCTTTGGTCAGAGTCCCGGCAATCGCAAATGCGGCCTTGGGATTCTTGGCGCTCAACTGTTTCAGCGCATCCTGGGTGGTCGCATTCGGGTCCGTCTTCTTCATTTCATCGAAGGTCTTGTTCCACTCAGTGAGGCCACGGTCCAGGAGCTGAGAATTTTTCTCGTCCTTGCTGGCCCGACCAGCCTCGGCGGAGTCCTTTAGGGCGGCGGCGTCCAACTGCCGAATGCGCGCCGAGGTCTCGCCATTCTTCAGCTTCTCGTTCTCGTTCGCCAGGGTCTGCTGGTGCGCTTTTTCATATTGACCGGTGAGGACAGAGAACTGTTGCACCGGTATCGATTGACCAACGCGTAACTTCTCGGTCGTGCCAGGATAGTAGGTGTCGATCTTCGATTGCTTCAACAAGTCGAGATATTCTTTTGTAAGCGGGACCGAGGCGTCCTTGTCGAACGCGCTATACACGGGAGCGTAGGAAGATGTAGTGTTCCCGGCCTTGTCGGTGGTTAGAATCGTTTTAACGCCGGTCTGTTCCCAGTCCCACGCGGTAGCTTTCGGGTTCGCCTTGATGATGGCGTCCATCTCCTGTTGCGACTTATTGTCTGCCATCGGCGCAACACCGGCTGCCCGGTAAGGCGAGAACTTGGCGATGCTGTTTTCCGCTTCGCGCTGGTATAAGCCAAACTTTCGGTCTTCACTGAAGGCGTTGATGGTTTGCTGGGTCCTTAACGTCTCCAGGTTCTCGTGGGCGATCGTGGCCCTCCGCATCTCTTGCTCAGTCTGAAAGCCCTGGGCCTCGCGCTGATTCTTCTAGTCCTCTATCTTATTGCGGCGCTGTTGTTCCGTCTGCGCGCGCTGCCGGTCCTGCTGCTGCTGCGCGTTCTGCTGTGCCGAGGCCGCACCTTTCCCCAGGCCGCCGAGGAAGCCACCGCCGCCCACGCCCGCCAATCCCATCATCGCGCCCATCACCATCGAGCGCCCCCACTGTCCTGGGGACTTCGGTTGACTCGGATCTCCACCACCCATGAAGTCACTCATCGCCTTGCCGAGCATGGCGTGCTTGGCGACGGCGGCTACACGCGGATCTTGTTGCGGCTGCTGCGGGGTAGCCGGTTGTGGTCCCTGAAACTGCGCCATCCGCTGCTGCAGCGGAGCATTGCCCACCTGCCCTGGGTCCTGTTGAGGTCCGGGCGGAGCCTGCTGCGGTTGCTGCGTCTGCATGGGTAAGTCAGCCATGAAATTCCTTTTGTGCTTTTGTAAGCTAGAAGCTAGGTCGTGAAGTAACTCAGTGGCGTCGTCGAGTCAATCGCCTGGTCAGTGAGCGCCCGGCGCAGAAAGCTGACAACGGTACTTACACCGCCGAGTTCCTTGATGCCGTAGACGCCGAGAACGTTTGCCAGTGTGCTGGTGGGTTGCAGGCCAGCGCGTGACTTGCCGGTAATCTTCAGCTCCATGTCAAACAGCGCGGCCTTGTAACCACTAAGCAGGGAAGCGAACACACGTCGGCCCTGCTCGTCGGTCTCATGCTTGCCCGGCCGCGCGAAGCTGCGAATCAGTAAAGGGTTGCGCAGCCGGTAAGCTTCGGATTCAGGATTGTGAATGCCATTCGCTTTACCGATAGCATCCACTAAGGCTTCGATCTTGTTCATAAGTTAGAGTGAGCCCAACAGTCCGGCAGCTCCACCGCCCATGCCGCCCGTCATCAGGCCCATAGCTCCGCCGCCCACCAGGCCGCCGATCTGCTGCAGGGCCTGCTGATTCTCCTGGTAGTTAATGCTGGCCGAACTAAAGGCATCTTGCCCGGACGTGTTGGCCGCGCCCGCCAGGCCGGTCGGGTTATAGGTTGAGGCCGCGCCTTGCAGGCCGCCCGCCGCCGCCAGATAATTCTGCCGCCCTTGTGCGTATCCCGCCTGGGTAATGCCGAGCTGTTCGCTCGATTCCAGGCCCGCAGCGGTGTTCGCGTTCTGCCCTGCAATCTCCGCCTGGGTTCCGCTGGGCAAGAATTGATTACCGCCGCCAACCGCCGCGACGTTCTCATTGCTGGCTCGGGCAGCCGCAGCATATTGTGAAGCTGTGCCGCTGGTGGCCTGCGAACGCAGCGCCGAATCCTCGGCCGGACTAAACCCGTACTGGTTAATGCCAGCTTCCAGGATAGGAGCGAAGGACTTCTGCAGGCTGCTCAGGATGTTGGTTTGCCCTGAAAACATCTGCGAGTAGCCCTGCTGCAGGGTGCCATAGAAGGACGCCTGCTCGGCGGCGAGTTGATTTTGCTGGGAGCTGGGACCGCACATAGTTAGCCTTGAAGATCTAAGAGGTAGTCATTCGTGTCCGCAATGCGGACAAAGCCGAAGTGCTTCTGGCAGAACCGAATCAAAGGTTCGGAGACGCTGTCAAAGACGAGGTACTTCATTCCGGTTCCCCGGATGCGCTCGCGCACGGCAGGGAATTCACGGGCCAAAGCCACCGCCGTGCGTCTCGGTTCCTGCGGAGCGAACTGAATATGTAGACGAACAATCTCGGCGTCGAGTGGCTCGATGCGGAGATACATGACCGGACCGACCTTATCTTCGACGGCCAGGTTCAGACTGTCGGACTGGCGGAAGAAAGCTTCCGTCATCCTTCTCGCGGAATGATCTTGATCGTGCGAGATCCAGTCACTAATGATTGGTCGGTCTTTGTCAGAAAGATGTCGCAGCATTCTGACTAAGCGGGGCCTATCGCAAGCCAGGTAAACGGTGAGCCATCAGAACTGATAGTCGAGAAGCTGGTAGTGCCGAGAGCGTTGAGCTGGGTGGTGCCCGTGCCAGGTCCGGTGCTTAACAGCACGATTGGGGTTCCACTGAAGGCGACGCTAAAGGTAATCGTGGTTGTGCTGACGCCGGTGCCAAACTGCAGGCGCAGGCCGGTAGCGGGTACCAGCATCGCAGCGGTCTGCCAGTCGGCCGTCGATGAAGAAGTGGCTACCAGAGCCTGGCCAGTCGTTGGGGTGCCGCTGACCGTAACTCCGCCGATCGAGCTAGGCGTTCCCCAGCCTGCGGTGGTTCCGCTGGTAGCGGTCAGCACTTCGCCAGCGGTAGGGGTTCCGCTTACGGTAATGCCACCGACCTGGTTCGCGTTGTTGATGCCCGAGCCGCTAGTCTCGATAGCCGCGCCGGTTCCCACCGTCATCACAGCGGTCGTGTTGGTGCCCGAAGAGAGCGCCGCGAAACTTCCGACCGCGCTCGATGCCGCGATCCACTTCGTTCCAGTCCCGGTGGAGCTGAGGATCTGGCCAGCGGTCCCATTCGATCCCAAGCCATCGGTCAAGGTGGCGGCAATCACCAGATCGAGCAACGAGGCGTTCCACGGGGACGCGGCCGTGCCCAGCCTCTGGCTGGTGTTTCCGATCGCGGGCAGCAGGTTGTCGGCCGTAATGGTCTGATCGCCCGACGGACTTAACAACACCGCCGTGCCCAGCAGGCTGGGGCCGGTGCCGCTCACCGGTATCCAAGTGCCTACATTGAAGGGCGACGGAGAAGATGGGACGAGATAGTTCTGCTGGTTGAGGCCAGCCTGGGTGCCGTTCGCCCGGTAGGTGTTGACCAGGTAATACGATCCAGCAGGAGTAAGTTGGTCGTTAGGCCAGACGAAGACCGCACCGGCAATGTTGCCGTTCGCGTCCAGCGGAATGCGCAGCGGGTATCCGGCCACAATCTCGCCTGGATCGACCGGCTCCTGCGAGTCGTGCGAGAGCTGCATGGTGAGATAGCCGTTAGCTAGCGGGTTGCCTTCGAAGTCTTGAAACGCTCCGCCTTGGATCTGTGTCTTGCCCGACATCGAATGGAAGCTCCTACAAAGAAGGGGTGATGATGCGCGACTGCGGGATCATGCCGTCGCGATAGAACTGCCGCAGCGAGTCCGGGGTAACCACCACGGGCGGCAGAGGGCACCGTAGAAATGGGTTGGGACCAGGGGGAAAGACCGGGGAAGTGAAAGGCCCAGAGATCGACACGGCTGGCATCACCGGAGAGTAGCCGGTCATGTCACGTGGTGTGGTGGCCTCGGCTAAGGATGGCAACGCTAGTCCTCCTGCATGAAGCCGCCGAACAGCGTCATCGACAACAGTTCGTTCTGGAAGTTCTCGGCAGGCCAGGCAATTTGAATTTGTAAGTGCCTGCAGAGTGCGGGCTGCTTTGTCTGAGAGAAATAGAAGCGCTGGTTGTATGTGCTGGTACTCTTCGGAAGTTGCGGAGGGTCGGAAGTAAATAGCAACAGCGATTCGAAGTTGCCAGAGACTTCATCGATCAGCACGCCGGGCACGGGCTGGCCTCCCAGGGCCAGGGCGTCGGTCGTAAGAAAGCTGAGTTCGGCAATCTGGCCAGGCTGTGCCAGCACCAGCGAGCCGATGGTGAAGTTGGCGGGGAAGGGTGTGCCATTGTCGGTCCATACCGTTAGGTCGCGTTTAAGAATGGGGCCAGTCGCGGTTGAGCCGACCAGTAACTGGTGCAGGCCGGGCGACACTTCCACCGACTGCACCGCGTGTGCGCCGCCTGTAATGGTGGCAAACGGGCTCCAGGTCAAGCCGGACTCGGGCGCGGCCGTGGGTGTCATGCGGAACCATCCCGTGGAACCATCCGCGACATAGAGCGCGTGGTCCTGCGATCCCGACACGTGCCAGGTTACATAGGCCGTGGCTGGACTCCAGTTCGATAGTTGGAACTGATCGCCGATCGGAAAGCCGACTTGGCTGATCCCGGAAGATGGATCGAGCGAGATGACCTGCGAGTCTGACGTGAATAGATAGATGGTGGTCCCGTTGACCGCCAGCGCGTTGTATGAGAGCAGGCCGATGCCGGTAGCGTAGGGTGAAGAGAATAGCGGGTTGGGAGTGGTTCCTTGACCAAGGATGATGTAGATATCGGAAATAGTGAAGACGATTGCGCCACCGCTGGTGGGTACGATACGTGAGACGCGCGAGGGGAAGGTGGCGGAATTGACCGCAGGAAACGTTACACTGCCGTTACCAACAACCGTGTCAGGCCCACCGCTCCAAAAGACTACATTGTCCACGCTACCAAAGACGCGGCCTAAGTGGTAAGTCAAGTTGACCAGGCCGGTTGGCGGCGGGTTATTCGCCCCCGCCTGTGGTCCAATTAAGAATAAGTCGAGGTTGGAGTCCGGGTTCTGGTCGAAGAAAGACCACTGCGCCCCGCCTCCAGGGTTCGGGATACTGGCCAAGAATAGCGGCGTTGCGCCACCATCTGTAGTGCGGAAGATCCAAATCGAATCAACTTGAGGGTCGGCTGAACCAACCCCTCCAATTTCAGCCCCGTCCGCGACAGCATTGGTCAGCGGCGTGAGTGGCGACAGAGTACTTACCGAGCCATCCACTGCGTGGTAGCTATAACCATACTCCCAGCCAGTGAAGGCCAGAGTTAGCCACGGCCCGACATTGGTCCAGGTTAGGCCATTGTCGGTTGTCGTGCCGCTGTAAGTAACGTTCCACGCTGGTTTGCTGCTTCCGGTTGGCCCGCTGCCAGCTCTGACCTGCTGCAGATTGCCATTCGAATCCACGCAGACATCGCCGTTGATACCACCAGAAATGACCGGAGTCTTGCCCGGTGCCCAGGGCTGCGGGCCGTTAAGAATTGGCCCGGATGAAACCGACCCAAGCCAGTAGCTCTGGGTCCATCCGTAACCGCCATCCGAAAGAGAACCATTTCCGCTGACCGTCGGAGGCTCAAACGCCGGGAGTCTGCCGCTGGTTGGGCCACTGCCGACAGCAGTCCACACAAAATCATTCGAATCGGAGATCATTGGAGTGGCCACTGCGTAGCTCGCAAAAGGCTGCCAGATAACTAAACTGGCTGCAGTGATGCCATTCCCGTTGAGCGGATTCTGTGGCGAAAGCGCAGGCGCTTGGGTTGGCGGTGTGACGCCCCAGTTAAAAACCGGCGTTCCATAATTCGTCCACGTGCTCAGGCCGTCGGCAGTCGTTCCGCCGAGCGATCCAGACCACGCTGGAACCGATGCGCCCGTAGTGGCGGGTGTGCCAACGTCCGTCGTTGTGGCTGTGCCAAAATCCGCAGACGATGCGTAGTTCGCGTGGTCGAAGTATGCAGTGACGAGAAACGTGGAGCCACTGGGTACGACAGATAGACTGAATAGGCGGTTGCCGTTCAGGAAGCTTGCCCCGCTTAGCCCGCTCGGTGTAAAGCTCATCCCCGTAGTTGCCGAGAACGAAGCGCTCAGAAACGTCAACAGGACTGTCTTCCCGGTTACAGCTACGGTAGTAATCGTCCCTACTTGGTAGGCGCTCAGATATTCCAGGTTGCCGTTCGAGTCGATAACCGTGGTTCCAACGTCGTAAGTCGATGTCGCCACCGCCGTGTTTGGCACCCATAGTCCGGGTTGCATCCACTTCTTCTGGTCAACGCCGTCGCCGAAGTAGAGCGTGTTACCCACGCTCTGCATGAATGTTTGTCCAGCTCCGGCGCTCTTCATCCAGATTGCGGTCTTCGTGCTGGGGCCGGTGCCGTTATAGAGAATGGTCGGCGTGTCCACCATCACGGTGATGGTTTCGCTGGAGGCAGAGAACTGCCGGAACTCGTAGAAGGAATCAACGTCCGTGAAGGTCGAAGAGTTGTAAACCGACAAACCGGGCCGACGCGTGGGCGTCAGCCGGTTCGAGATTTCCGTGTTCGAGCCAGCGATCATGGCGTCGCCACGCGCGCCGTAGAACTTCTCTTCGATGCGCGTCGATCCGGCATCGCGCAAGGGGTTGCGTTGCGTCCACAACCCCTGGAAGAATCGGTTGGTGAAGATGGGCGCGAGATGAACCGGCCTGGTAGTCTGTGCGCCGGAGAGTTGTAGTTGGTTCGCCATTACACTTTCTTAAGGTAGGCCAGCCAGGTTCTAACGCTGGCGTTGTCGTACTGTTCCAGGTTCTCCAGGTTCGCGGCGAGGATTGCCGACTTCTGCGGGGAGTTGGTCACCTTGTCGAGTACGGCCACCATAGCGGGCGCGTTGGTGGGGTCCGCGAAGCATAGTGGAGACGCCCAGGTTACTTCTGACGACGCCACCAGAGGGACCTTCGTTGCCACCGCATCGGCGGCGGTGATGTTAAAGGTCTCCGTGAACGACACCGCCATGGAGGCATCCATCGCAGCCATGGTCACGAGAAACTGATCGTGCGTTTCCCAGCCATGTTCGATGAGGGTGTGAGCGGTTCCGGCGAACAAGGCGCGCAGGTTGCGCAACACGTTCTCGCCATGCTGCTCGCAGCGCGTGCCATTGATGTGGAAGTGCAGCACTTTCCTAGTGCGGTCGGCGAACTCGATTGCCGCCAGAGCCTGGATGAGTTGGTTCTTCAGCGGCCGGATCGCTCCGAAGCAGGCGATGTTGAGAATCCCGTGCTCGGGCTTCTGCTTCTTGGCCTGGTTCAGCGGATACCAGTTGGGCAGGTACGACACCTTGTCGTTCGCCATCCAGTCGCCAAACCGCTGCGTCACAATGGCGCGCAGGTCAAGCGTTGCCCGCTCAGAGTTGCTGGCCAGCGTGACGTTGTCGTAGTTCAAGTATTCTTTGATCCACTCAATGGCCACGCCTTCAACCGCGAGGAACGGGACTTCGCTGTGGATTCGGACTACCCACCGCACAGAGGGATGAAGCTGGGCCAGTATTTCGAACTTGCTGGGCACAACCCAGAGCGCCTCAATCACGGCGATGTCAGGCTTGAACTCGGTAACCTCGCGGTCGATGTCATTGTTGTCGGTGACCTGCACCAGCTCGGCGACCATGCCGTGCTGGTTCAGCATCTGGACTACGAAGAGGGCAGAGTTATACAGACCGCCCAAGCAGTCCGAGTAAACACGACCAGGGCCGTACTCGTCACAGTAATCGGCCCGCTTCTTGATGATGAATAAAATGCGCACAGAGATACCTCGGGAGATGGAAGCGAACCGGGAAAGGAAAGTTGAGAAGTTATTGACCCCAGTAATCGAAGGGCCAAGCAGGCCCGATGGGCATCCCGTACTTGTAGGGACCGCCGCCCATCATGCTTTCGCTGGGATAAAAAGATGTGTCGTCGCGTTCGCGGTCAGCGCCGCGCAGGGCCATCATGAGCGCCTCTTCCCACTTGGCGTAGGATTCGCCAGCCATCTTTGAGCCCGCGTGCTCGTACAGCATGGCGATCATGCCTTGCCGTAGAAGGTAGGCGTACTCGTCGGGGATGGGAGCGATGGTCTGCAGCAGCGAAGTCAGCGTCGGCGGCTTGCGTTGATAGACGGGAATAATCAGCCAGGCCAGACCCGAAAAAGCTGGCAGAGGAGCCAGCCGCATGGCGTATCCGTTCGGATTCGCGACCGTCCAAGTAACCGTGCCATCCAGCACAGTGGTCCCGGCAGATGCACCGATGGGAGCGGAAGGTTTGATAGAACCGCTGATTCCATAAGGCGAGCCGGGTGGCAGTGTAATCGGGCCGGTGGTGAAGCCTGGGCTATTGATGTTCAGGCCCAGCACGGTTGAATTGATGAACAAGATGTTGCCGTTGCCGTCGATGAACTGCTGGATCGGCGTCATCGGCGTCATCGACTGGCCGTAGCCGCAGCCGTAAGAAGTGTTCGCGAACCACTGCCCCATGAAGGCCAGTGAGTTCGGAATATAGGACACGTTGAACGGGATACCTTGATAGGAAGTCTGTCCCAGGTCCCTCACTGACTCCATGGTAAAGATCGGCTTGGGCGCGAGGTTCCCGTTGTTGGTTGAGTTATTAATGTCGATGCGCCAAGCGCTTTCAAGCCATAATAACTCAGTTACCTGGGTGACATAGTCCTGCTGTAGGGCGACGGTGAGGATCGACGGCACATAGCCACGATTCCACTTCCAGTCCAGCGACTGCGCGAGAATGCGTTGCATCACGTCGTTGGCGACGTTCATGAACGGCCGCTGAGTCCAGCCACCAGCTCCGAACAGGGGGTTCAGTTCCGGGTAAGACTTAATGTCATCGGCGATCGATTGCAACGTGAGCGTGCTAGCCATGGGCTTCCTTTTAGTGGTGAGACAAACTCCAGGCCGCGCCCGCCGCGTTGTCGGCGATCGAGTATGCTCGCACCGTGATAGCCAATCTGCGGTGGCGTGGGCGGAGCCAATGTACGGCCACGATCTTGACTGCCGCCTGAATGCTGAAGTAAGCGATCAGCGTTGGCCGGTTCCTGACGAACGGCCTGGCGACTGGATTAAATTCGTGAAACCCGAAGGTTTGGCGGTTGCGGTCAGTGGCGTAAGCGTCGGCACCAGTCGCGGCCAGTTGCACCACGTCCAGTAGGAGCGTCGGTTTCTCCGCTGTTTGCGCGGAGATACAAACATGCGCCAGTAGTATCAAGGCGAGGACAACGGAGCGCATTACGATAACCCGCGACCTTGGCGTCCCATCTGGGTGTTTTGCACTCCTGACTGCTGCGTCGTCGCCGAGTTCACCTGGTCGGCCAGGAAGATGTTGACCTGGCTGTCGGTCAGTGCGCCGTTGGCGGCAATCACCTGGCGCAGGAAGGTAGTCAGCATCGCGCCATAGCGGCTGTCGTTGATGTACTCGTAAGTCTTCGCCATGAAGCCGGAGTTGTAGAGGTTCGAGAAGTAGTCAGGGATCGGTGCCCAGGTGTCGGCAGTGGTCTTGAACAGCGGGCAGGCAAGCTGGTAAGTGAGGGTTACGGTGTAGACCTTATCGGGTGGCGGAATCAACCGGAAGGTGATGTTGCCGTTACCGTCGTCGAGCCGCGCTGCAATGCGAGTTGGCAGGTTCTGCTGAGCCTCTTCGCTGAGGTTTAGTACAACGTCCAGCTCATGCACTGCTGGTGCCGTTCCGGTATTGTCGGTGACGGTCGCCTTCTCCAGCCAGCCAAACGTTCCCAGACTTTCTTCGTAGTCCTGCACTGCGGCGATCGTCGTGAAGGTAGCGGTCGAGCGGTTCCAGCGCCAGGCAAAGGGCGGTGAGAGCATGAACTGCCGCACCCAGTCGCCAATGGTGAACGCCGGATCATTCGTCCCGCTGAACGTCAGTGGGGCGTTCCTCACGAAGTTCTGCGCCACGTTAATGGTTCGGCCGATCGTGTTCGTAGAGTTCGGGGGATTCGACATGGCGTCCTAAGCAAGAACGGAGCGAGCAGGCTTTCGTTCCCGCCCGCTCCGTCGCTGTGAATGTGTTGGTTTGGTTACCGCGTAGCCATCGCCTTGGTCGGGTCCTTGAAGCTGCGTTGGCCCGCGCGCGACATGCGGTTCGCGCTCTTCTTGCTGAACCACTGCGCGTCGGCTTCATCGTTCGACCAGATCTGTTTCTGGCAGTTGGTGCAGATCCCCACGACGACGCCGGTGTCGAGCTGGTGCATCACAAACGATTGCAGTTGGCCCTGGAATTCGCTCAAGGCGTTCGAGCCCTGCAGGTGAGCGCAGTGCTTTCTGCTGTATTCAATTTCGGCGTTGATCCGGGTGTGGACCTCGCGCATCTGCTCGCGCATGACCTTGTCGTTCTGCTCGGTGCGCGGATCGACGTAAGGCTTGCGCGATTCGATAAGGGCGTTGGCGATCACCTTACTTGAGGCTTCGACGGCCTGGCTGACCGAGGCGCTAATCAGCGCCTGCAGTTCATCCATCCCGATCGAGATCTTGCCGCTCTTTACTTCAGGGGCGGCCTTTGCTTCGTGAACTTCTGGCATGTGTGCTTCTTCTCCTGGGCTAATCCGGCCCACTGGTTAGTCTGCTGTTTTGTTGTTACGGTATTCCCAAAGTCGCCGGTACCACACGGTCGATGCCGGTCCATCAGCGCGGCCAAACTCACGATCGCTTTGTGCTTCAGTCAGCAAGCCGGTGCGAATCAGCCTGAGTAGCACGGTGCGCCCGCCGCGTATCCGCTCGCGCACGGGAATGTCGCGCGCGTCGAACTCGTAGATGCTGTACTCCGGCAACGCCCCCGAGGGGCAATAGAACAGGTACTCAAAGTCGCGGCCGTCGAGCTGGGGCTGGGGGCACGGGTAAGTGCGAAAGATGGCAACACAATTCTCGATGCGGCCGTCGGTGTAGTGAAGGCAAGGCACAAGCTTTCGTACTCTGCCGAGAAAGTTACCACTCTGCATGGCGCGGCCCACGCGGGCGCGGTCGTCACGGTAGTCATCCTGGTTGGCCCAGCGCTGCCGCCTTACGGCCTCAGAATTGTAATTACGCTCGCGCAGGCGCGCCGTGTGCTCCTCGGTGCTGAGCCGAGGAGCGGATGCGCAGGTAGTGCATAGATCCTTACGCCCATCTCGATAGCTGCTGTCGCGATTGAAGAAGGCGTAAGGAAGGATGCGGAGACAACCGATACACTCTTTACCCAGGAGTTCGTTACTTTCAACGACCTCCTGAGAGACAACATTGGCTGGATCGTTTATTTCGTGCATGGAGGGAAAGGTTTAGAGTTGGGTGATCGAGAATTCACTGACGGCCGCAACCCCGCCGACTCCGTTACCCCAGGTCGAGGTAGCGCAGAACTGGATGTTCGCTACGGCGGCAGCAGTCGCGGTAGTGGGGTTGGTGGTGGCCGCCCAGGTGTTGTAACTCCGGGTGGTACCGTTGAAGTCGTACCAGTACTGCCCGATGACTACCTGTGCCAGCGAGTCCCAATGCAACTGCGCTTCGAGGAGAAACCCGAAGGGCGCTACGGACGTGGCTTGGGCGGCGGCGCTGACGCTGGTTAAAGCCACACCAGCCTTGGTCGTGCCCAGATATAAGGTCGCCTTGTAGGTGTTGCCCGCGTTCGAGGCCGGGGTAATGGTGCCTGCGAGCCGCACCAGGAAAGGCTTGTCATTGTCAAAGACGCCGCTGTTATACGGCACCATCGGCGCAGCGGCATATCCCTGCCGCGCAAACGAGGCGTCGAGTAAGGATGGGTTAATCGTCTGATCGATCGGGCTCTGTGAGCCCAAGATCAGCGACTGCGTCGGGAGAGAAAGCACGGCAATGACGGAGGTCGAGGCCGAGTCGTTCCCAATCTTGAATTCCGTTTCAGTAACGGCCGCCAGAGTCTGGGAGAGTATCTGGTTTCGTCCGGTTCCGCCGTAGTAGGCAGCAATTGCACCTGGTCCTGACATGAATGGTTCCTTTAGTTAACTTGGGTTTTGTGTTTCTAGGTAATTTCCTGGCCCCTTGCAGATGACGCCGGGCGCGGCTTGAAGATTGGTTCTGCGTCGAGCTTTCCATTCTCGATATAGATCGCGGCTACACCGCCTGGTTCAACCAGGGTGTAGTCGTGGTGGCCGCCGAGCATGGTTCCAACTTCGTGGATAATGCTGGAGTGAGCGACCAGTAATATGGGCTCGCCGATATGTAGTCCGATCCGGATCGCCTCAACGATCAGCGGGCGGATGCGGCTTTGAAATTCGTAGAGCGATTCGCCGCCCGGCAAGGGGATGTCCGGATGCTGGACGTGGTAATCGACTAACTTGATGTTCTCGGCATTCTTAGGCTGTCCACCCAGGTCGCCCACATCCCACGCGCGCAGCCGAGGGTTCTCGGTCAGCATGTTGCGGTCAATGCCTTTGTGGTCGGCGATGATGTGCGCGGTCTCGCGCGTGCGCTTGCGGTCCGAAAGCACGATGCCAGATACGGCAATCGGCTCCAGATAGTAGGCGAGCTTATGCGCGTCGCGCTTACCCCTGGCGTCGAGGGGCGCATCGATCGGCCCCCGGTACGCGTCCTTGGCATTCAGGTCCGTGGTACCGTGGCGCGCCAACAGCACGAGCATGTGCTTTTCGCTAGGCAACAGTTTCGTCCTGGGTAAGATTGGCGGTGGTGAAGGAAGCTTTCAATGCGCCGCTAGGCTGTGAGTTAACCTCGTCAAGGGGCGCTTCGATCGCGCTCTCGACAACGGACTGCACTTCGTCTTTGGCGTCGCGTCCAGCTTTAACTTCAAGCAACAGTGCGAACAGGTCGGGATGGTTGACTTCGGGGTAGCCCTTGTCGAGCATCAATTCAATGGCAGCCTTGCGCCATTCGCGCGTGGCTGATTCATTGCGTGCCAGGTCGCGGAGGATGGGGCCGGGGAGATGGCCGAGCTGGTCGTTGCGCTGGGCAAATAAGCGCCGAGCATTGTCGGCGCGGGCAAGGGATTCATTCATGGTTTAGCCGAGCAGGATGAACTCAATATTCGTCGCTAGCGCCGACGCTGTAACGGATAGGGCTGTGATGCCGCTGGTCGCATTGGTCTCGACATAAACAATGGTCGAGCCAGGCTGCAGAGTGATGATCGTGGCCGTCGAGCCGCCGTTCGGCGTCCAGGTTACGGTTACCGTCGCGGTGGTGCTCAGGTTCTTGATGTAGAGGAACTGCGTCGGGCTGAGGGGAAGACCGAGCGTAGTCGGACTGGTGCCGACTGCCAGGCCCTGCGCGTAGTCGAAGATAGTGCCGAGGTACTGAAACACCAGCGCCTTGGTAAGTTGGACGCTGCCCGACAGGTTGTCGGTCATCGTGATGTTGCCGTTAAGCGCGCCGGTGATAGGCATCTATATATCCTCGTGGTCGATGGTTATGAGATGGAAGGCAGGAAGATGCTCAAGAGCCAGAGGATAGCCACGACGACAACGATGACGGTGACCACCTTGCGAATGGGTTCGGGCACGCCGAGATAGCCCATCGCCCAGAAAAGCAGGTAGCAGAGCAGGGCGAAGACGATGCCGATAATAATGAGATGGACCAGGCCGCCTATAGCAATAACAGGGGCGGTGAGCAGGGCAAGAAACATTGAGGGCTCCGAGCAGTACTGTATGTGCGGAGATTAGAGACGGTATTCTCCGCAAGGTGGCGGGGCGTGCCTATGAACACGCCCCGCTCCTAGTTAGTCCAGGGTTAGCTGGAGCTGGTTTCAGACTGCAGGCGACGGATCACCATCGTCGAGCCCGGCCGCAGCGTGTTGGTGTACTTCACGTTGTAGCTGACCCATCCACCGATCTGGCGAGCCGGATCGGAGACGCTGCCCTGGGCAGGAGCTTCCTGCACCATGAGGCGGTAGTTCTTCTCGCCGCTCTCGGGGTTTTTGCCCAAGAAGACGCTGAACAATGCGTCGTCGGAGAAGAGGTAGGTGTTGTAGTAGGTGTTCGAGCTGATGGTCACGGACGGGGCCGTGGTGGTCTGCTTGAACCGTACTCCCGCGAACTCGATGACATCCTCGTTCGGCAGGGGCGCGAGCAACTTCTGCGCCATGGTGTCGTTGCGCTTCAGGATGTCAGTCAAGCCGTTGAACGAGGTATCGTTCAACACATCGTGAACCACGAACGGGTGGATGATTCCGCCCCAATATCCGTCCTTAGTCAGGGGACGAGCATTGACGCCAGCGAGCTGCTGCACGGCGGTACGAATGTTCGACGCGGTCAGGTAGGAGCCGTTCGCCAACTGGATGTTGACGGAGCTGTCTACGCCGGTCGCGGCGTCGGCCGTGAGCTGTACGAGCGAGTTGAGGGTGAGGGCCAGGCGGTAGTTCAGCTCGGTCGCCAGGTTCTGAAGCAGCGAAGGATCGTCGATCGCTACATCCATTGCCAAGTCGGACGAGTTGATGAAGTCCGCGTACTGCCCGATCGTCGCCACGATCTTCGTGGACGATTCAGTGATCGGGGACCCAACCGTGCCTTCCGCTGCCTGGTTGATGTTGCCTGCGAGCAGGGAGTAAGTGAAGAACTGAATCTGGTTGCCTGAGCGAAGAGGAAGCGGTTTCTGCTTCGTCATGCTCATAAAGGGAACCTGAGCCTTGAGGTTGGGAATCGCCTGCCGCTCGTAGTAGATGGCCACTAAGTTCGGCAACGCGCCCGAGGTCAGAATTGAGGCCGGTGAGAAAGCCAATGTGTTACCTCAGTATGTTGCTGGGTTGTTTCTTTTAGCGCCGAGTCTGGCTGGCATAGCGGCGGACGGCGGCAAATTGGGCCGCGATTTCCGCATCGGTCATGCTTTCAAACTCTTCGTCTGAGGGCGGCCGTGGAGCGCCGGTACGCGGAACGTTCACCGTTTCGCGTTGCCGTAGTCCTAAGCCCGCTCTCTGTCCAACTCGTACATTCGCAATACGCGAACTTGGAGCTGGGGCGGCAGGCTGTGCCGGGAGTGCCGGTGCAGGAACTGCCTGTGGTTCGGGTTCGTCCTCATCGGACGGGCCAGGCTCTAACTCAAGTAATCCGTCTTGAGCTAAGTCCTGGAAAGCTTCGTCGAGACTCTCTGGAGTCCAGGCTCCGGCGCGACACACCGCGTCCATCATCTCGTCTTGATTCTTGTCGGTCAGCGTTTTGCCAAGCTTGTACTTGGCGAGCCAGCCGAGCATAGCCTTGTAGTTGTCGTCGAGCATCAGATACTCCGGATGCTGAGACTTAAAGACTCTGACGGTAGCTTCGTTGTCTAACTCGCTTTTGGCGAGGCTGCCCTGGTTGGCCAACCCGACCAGTTGATCGATGGTCAGGCCGGTACGCTTCTGGAAGTAGGTATCGAGAGCCAGGCCCGGATCGTCCTTGAGCTGGTTCTTGATTTCGAAAATTTCGTCGGCCGTCAGCGGGCGCGCTTGCGGTACCGGTTGCGCGGTCTGAGGCGGCAGCGCGGGGGCGGGGCGCGCGGTCAGTTTGATCTTACGATCGAGGTCGCGGATGTGCCGCGTGGCGTGCATCTTCGCCGCCGCCACATTGCTCCACATCTCGTCTTTGGTTTTGCCGTAGAAGATCTCGGGGTTTCCGCTGCCGCTGTCTAAGACAGCTCGCCATCCCTTTCCGGTCTTATCAATCGAAAGCGTCGAGCCATCTTCATACTCGATAACTTCCGGAGCGGGCGGGGCAGCAGGTGCAGGCGGGGGAGCAGGCGGCGCAGGCGGCGCGTCCTCTGCGTCAGGAAGGGCAGGGCCGAGCTGTTCTTCTTCAGCGATCTCTCCAAGCTGGTCAGCAAAGCTGGCCGGGGAGGGCCTTACGTCGAGAGGGGCGAATAACTCATCCGCGAAGCCATCCGGGGGCGGAACCTTATTGGACGGGTCATCAGAGGGAGTAAGGTCTACGGGCGCAAACTGTTCTTCGGTGCTTAGCATTCAGGCGGTATCCTCAAGCAATCCGGCTTGACGGGTGGTTAGGGTTAGAGACTTTCTGGGGGTACTGGGCTGGAGCGCTTTAAGCCTTCCTTCACTACTTCAGGAACGCTGGCGCTGGCGATGATGAGGTTTTGTGCGTCTTCGACAAAGAGGGCGTAGACGCGGGTGGCGGCATAGGCAATGGCGTGAGCAGCCAGGACCTCATCCTTATTAGCGGGGTCGGTCGAGAGCAGGCGCTGGGCTTCCTTGGCGGCGTAGCTGCCGAGAATCTCCAGCACGACATCCCAGCCGGGTGAGTTGACAATGTGCGCCAGCTCCCGGCCTTTCTGCCAAGCATCGATCTGGTACTGTTCTTCCTCGCCCAGGTTGCGACCATTGATGGTCTCTAACTTCTGGGCGAGTTCCTTACTGGGCGCACGAGGCAAGGTTCTGGTCTCCTTGGCACTGCATCTGCAGGTCACCTTGTAGGCCGCCATAACTCTGACCGTAACTCTGGCCGCTGCCGACCTGTTCGGCGTAGCCCATCCCAAGTGTGTTGACGCCAACAGCCTGACCCAGCGTGCTGGTGCCGCAGTAGGGCTGATAGTAAGGGGTGTAAGGGTGAGGGTAAGTGTTGTTGGATCGCCCGCAATGCGGGCAGTAACCACAGACTGGACAAGCGCTCATAGTTCTTAGAGCCTTTCGAGTGCGAATTCGTTCACTTGCAACGTGCCACCAACGGCATTGCCCCACTTCGCGGTGGCGAAGAAGGTGAGACCAGAGAGCGCGGCAACCGCCAGGGGAGCGGCGTTCGCGGTCACCGGTGCCACATAGGTTGAGGCAGTTCCGAAGTTCCCGAGCGACTGATAGAAGCCGCCAAGCAACCCCGAGGCCAGATCCCATAGCAGGGTACTTTCGAGGCTGAAGTTGTACTGGCCGCCAGCTACCGTGGCAATCGCGCCGGTCGAGCCGAACACGTTGGCTGCGGTCCCGATGTTGGTCGTGGTCCCGCAGTAGATCTTCACGGTAATGCTGGCCGCAGCGTTCGCCACAGCCAGTCCGACGCCAGAAATGCGAAGCCGGAAGGGCAGGCCATTAAAGGAGCCGGTGTTGAACTCCGGACGCTGAACGCTGCGACCGAGAATCGGAGCCTCACCTTGCTGCGAGAGTCCACGGTTCACGTTGATGTCGAGCGGACTTTTCGACCCGACAATCGAGGTCTGGGTTGGCACGCTAAGAATCGCGGTCGAGCCCGAGCCCGTGTCAGTGTTGAGCAGGAATGCCGTTTCCGTCACCGTGGCCAGCGTTTGCAGGCCGATGAAGTTGCGGAGAGTCCCGCCCGTAAATCCGGAGAAGGTGTTGAAGTTCATGGGTTATTTGCTCACGGGGTCAGGGGTGTGGTTGTAGAGAGCCAGTGCAGCCTGCGCGGCCGAGATGACTCCGGCGAAGACCGCTTGGTAATGGGGTGGTACCAGAGTGGATGACAGAACCGCGATCTCTACGACGATCGCGAGGAATTGGAGGATGCCGTGCGTTAACTTATTCATGAGTTACTCCTGAGTTAGGCGTTCGAGCCGAAGCCAACATTGCCGGGCTCGCCGCCAACCGCTTCGGGTGTTTCGGTGGTTTCCAGGGTGTGCCGCAACACTTCGCGGCCCGCACGATCCATATTCTCAACGTCAACCAACTCCATCGCGTTCTGGTGTTTCTGTTGGAGCTGCTGACCTTGGGCTTGAATCATCTGCCCCTGCCGCGCCTGCGCCTGCGCGCCGGGCTGCATCTGCATGAAGCGCTGTTTCTCCTGGTCGTCCATCTTCACGACCACGTCGTTGAAGTTCTTCCAGTCGGAGACTTCGAAGAACATGCGCATGATCTCGACCACATCGACGCGATAACCGGCGATGGCGAGCTGCTGAGTGGTTTGTTCGTTGGTCAGGAACTGCACCAGGATGGGCAGAGCCTGCGACATATTCTTGCGGGCCTGCATCTTCGAGGCCGCCAGGATCGAGAACTTGACGCGCGCATTCAGCAATCGCACCAGGTCGCCCGAGTCCTTCATGTACTCATGCTCCAGCTCTTCACCCAGGATGTAGCGCAGGGTAGCCACCGGCATGAGGGCGCGGTTGAGTTCGTGCGCCGAATAGAGGAAGGGGATAATGACTTGGCCAGCCAACTTCTCAACGAAGTCGCTGGTCCGGTTGCCCGCGCCCGAAGTGAGCGCCGAGATCCCGGCCGCCGAGCGGGCGGCATTAGAGTGTCCACTGGCACCCGCGATACCCTGCGAGGCCATCTCGTTCGCGCCCGAGACTTGCTCGGCGCGCTGCTGCGACAGGCCCAGGTGTTGGGCCGCTTCCGGCACAGGCGGCAGACGTTCGAGGACTTTGAAGTCATCCTTATTATCGACCTCGACAATCTTGCCGGGGGCGATGCGGATGGACTGCGTGGGCACGCTCTTGCCGCGTACCCGAATGAATACGCCGTTCAGGTTCAGCGCGGCGTTGTCCAGCCAGAGGTTGGTCACGCCCTGTTGCAGGCGTTGTTCTGAGCCGATCGTCTTCGCCAGACCCATCGACCAGAAAGCTTCCGGAACATCCCACCAGCCCAGGCTGAGGAAGGGGATGATGCCGTAAGGATTGTCATCGTTGCAGATCACGAGCTTCTGCTGCAGCACGACGATGTATTGCTTCTCGTCCCAACGCTCCAGCACTTCGAGCGGCTGGTTGAAGGGGTCAACCGTGGTCTCTTCGAAGCGCGCTTCAGCGCGCGCGTCCCACAGCGGGTTGCGAACGGAGAGTTCTGAGAGCGCTGACTTAGCTTCTTCCTTGGGCGGGAAGAACAGCATGAGCAGTTCTTCGCGGCTGGGGATGTTGAAGCCCGGCCGGTCGCGCATCTTGTCGAGCTGGTTCCAGGTCAGGTACTGCCGGTGGATGACATACTTCGCTTTGCGAATATCCGGGACGTTGAGTCCTGGGTCCACCAGCACATGGCGCAGGTTGACGATGTGTTCGAAGCTGGGGCGATCGACATACTCTTCGACCGTCTCCTCTTCTAGGTCTTCGTCATCGTCCGCGATCTGAATGTCGGGCGATCCCTGAATGGGACTGGGAAGTGTGAGTGGTTGGGTCTTGCGCCGGTAGATCTTGCGCTCGCGCGTGAAGGTCTCCCAGCCCCACTTCCATATTCCGGTGCCGAATAAAATTGTGTTGGTTACGCCGAGGCGTAGCTCTTCGCGGAAGTTGATGTCTTCAAGCTGGTAGCCCAGAAGAGCGCCGACTGCGCGCGCCGCCATGGCCGTTGTTCCCGGCCGCTGCTGCACCATGAACGGCGGGTTCTCGTAGAAGAGCCCATTCAGAACTTGCGGGACAATCGAATTGGTCGCTGTCGCGACAGTGAAGAATGGGACATTGGCTCGCTCGGTCTGCGTACCTTCCCAGTAGCGAGCCGCGAAAGGCGACTGATATAAGGTTGCTGCGGTCGGCCATTGCATCACCCACTGCTTAGAGCCTTCGTAGTTCTCCGCGCGGATCGCGTCCTGCACCACGAGCTGCAGGGCTGAATCGTCCGACCATAGGCCGGTATTCAGAGCGTGCAGCGCGGCTTCCGGGCGGAGTGGCCGCTGTAGATCTACGGCCGGTTTATCGAGTAACACTGGCTGGCGTCCTTATGGGGTTGAGCTGTTCTTCTGGTCGTCGCGCTCCGCTTGTCGCCCCTGGGCGTGAGCTGCGGTGAGCAGTTCGTCGAGGCGGCTATTTAAGCTGAGATGGATCTCGGTGATGGACTTGCGGTTCCGCAGGTTCAAAAACAGAGACAGTAGCGACGCGATGGTCGGCGGGATGGCCGCGATGATGGCAACCCAGATGGGGATCACTTACGAGCGGCCAGAAGGGATACTGGCCTTGCCTTCAGGAACTTCTTTGACGCGGGTCTGGCTGTAGCCTTTGGCTTCAATCATCCCAGTTGCGAGGTTCACGCTTTCCGGAATAGAAATCTCGCCGCCCTCTTGATTGGCTTCGCCCTTGTTCACGCGAACCGGGAAGGCTGAGGCGATCTTTCCAGATCGTCCACCACTCTCCCAACTCGTCGGGCTGCCAGAACCTTTCGGGCCAGGGCCGCCGTCTTCGAGATGGCGCGGGCCACACTGGTTTTCGCTTTGCGAGGCCAGCATGTCAGTGCCTTCGGCAGTGCCATGAGCGCCGCTCTGGCCGGTAGCGTCATCCACATCGGCGACCGGAAAGTCCGAGCCCTTGGTCTTATAAGGATCGAACTGCATGGGGGTCATCGGAACGAGGTCGTCTTTACCGCCACCGTCCGAACTCTGGCCGTGGCCTTCCGTCACGCCGCCCTTGCGCGCGCCGCTGGGACCTTGGTTGACCTTCTCGTTGTTCATATTCTTTGGAGCCTTACTCTGTGCCATTCTTGTGTTCCTTTGTTAATAGATCGTTATCCGCAAATGCCGCTGCCTAAGATCGGGTCCAGGCCAGGGGCTTGTACTTCGGCCGGTGGGCCTGTCTCAGGTCCCGGCGCAACTATGGGGTTGGGTAAGGCTTGCGTCTGCCACTCTAGCTGCCCGGTTTGGGCGTTGTGCTCCAGCAGAAAGCCGGTGAAGGGTGACGCATAGCCTTCCTCGAACATCAAGTGCCAGGCGGCGTCGGCGCGCGTGCCCGTGGGCATGTCGCTGGTCCGAATCAAGCTCGCCATCGCAGGCGCGTACTTGGGCTGCCGCGAGATCACGTCCGGAATGTCGTCGTGATGGTGGCTATGCAGGCAGCGTTCAAATTCGCTGTAGAGCGCATCGAGATGCGGCAGGTAGGCGGCAAACTTCAGGCGATCGTTCATCAACCAGGGATGCAGGGTTGCCATCCGCATCTTCTTCGAGTCTTTCTGGTTGTCGGGGATCACCCAATCGATCTTGCTGCATACGGCAATGACTTGGGGCTGGCCGGTCCGTTGAGCCTCGGCGATGATCGCAGGCTCAAGGAACCTCGAACCACCAGCGTCTTCCACGCCAATCACAAATGGCCGCCACTTCATCGCGAAGTCCACAACGGCCTTGGCTAGATCGTTATGGAGGAAGCGGCCACGGATAAGATCAGTGATGAAGCACTGGCCTTTATCGTTCCATACGGCGCATGACGCAGTAGAGTAATCTCGTCCTTTTTTCTTGCTGAACGCGAAGTCCCAGGTTTGAGAGATCGGGCCACGGAATGGCATGTCTTGAAATGCCACCGTGTTCTTGACCAGCAAGGTTCTCGGGAACGGCGTACTGCTAGCCGGTCGAGGGTTTTGGTTGTATTGTCCCTCGAACGAGAGTTCGTCACGCGCCTGCTCTTGACGCAGGAACGAATACGTTAAACTTTCCGGGAAGAGGAGATCGTAATGCTCCTCGGTAAGGGCGGCATAGGTCAGCACTCCCGTTTCGAGCTGACGAACAAAATCTGGCTTAATCTCCCACGCCCGGCCGATCAGAATCTTCAGGCCGGTGGTAAGGTTCTCGACGCGCTCCCAACAGGGGCCAGTCTCGCGCCGCAGGTCACCGACATTTTTTTCGATGATCTCGCCGTAGTAGTCTTCGTCGGCATAGCGCGTGCCGATCGCATCGAAGTAGCCGTAAGGCCGCAGCATTTTACGAATGCTGAGGTTGATCTGCTTGATGACTTTCTTGCACTGGTCTTCGTTCTCGGAGTTGCGGTTCGAGATCACGTCATCGCCCTTGATGACTTCGAAGTGCAAGCCTGACAGCGTGGCCGTAATCGAGGCCGACATCACCGTGCGCTCGCGGCGCACTTTGCCCTGGCGTCGCCACACCGGGCAGGTAAACTCCATGCGGGCTTCCGCGCCAAGTTCTTTTTCGGTGATGCAGAACTCAGGGAAGAACAGGTTCATCAGGCTTTTTTCGTAGAGATGCTCCACGAAGTGGCCTTTGGTCTCATCCACGAACCCGACCGCTAAATCGTCGGCAGCCGTCAGAAACAGCACGCGGATGTTGGGGAAGTTCAAGATCCATTGCACGGTGTCATAGACATCGATCGTGCTCTTCATGGAGCCGCGTGGATACAGCACCATGCGCTCCTTGCAGAACTTATCCTGCTCGGCAACGCTCTTCGAGTCATCCTTCTTTACGAACATATCGCATAGGCGGCGATGCACGTGTTCGAGGATGAGGTTATCTTTGAACTGTTTCCCGGCGCTCTCCGGGTTGGTTTCCCAGAGGATGTAGCGCGAGAGGAAGTAGAGATCAGCTTTTGAGCGGCGGCGCGTCTCGATCGCGAAGTCCTGAGTGAGTAGCCACTTCAGGTACTCTTCGAGTCCCAGGGTCTCGCGCTTGACGCCGAGCGCCAGGCGCGCCTGCTTCTCGGCAACCGCGAGGTACAACTCATTATCTGGGATCTGTTCTGGGGACCCGTATCGGGCTTTCAGTTCAGCCCACGGCGTCATCTGTTCCGGCATTCGTTATTTCTTTTTCGGCAGGACGCGCTTGAGGCGCGGGTTACTTTTCTTCGCCGCAGGCGATGCCTTGCGGGTGGCGGCGGCCAATACGGCGGCCGGATTCTTGATGCCTGAGCGTTTGCCGATCTTCGCGGCGGCGGCGGTGAAGCCGGGGTGTGCTTTGGTTTGACCTTTACCCATCTCTGATGCTGCGGCCATGTCTATCCCATTTCCTTTTGTGCTTGAGTAAGTGCGATTGCAATGGCCTGCTTCGGGTTACTAACCTTCGGGCCTTTCTTGCTCCCACTGTGTAGCGTGCCCGCTTTGAACTCGCCCATGGTCTTCTTGACTTTGCTCTTGGCTCGGGGCGACTTCGGCGCTTTCTTCTTGCCAGCGCCCAGGCTGGCGGCAGCGCCCTTGGTGAGGATGTGTTCGCCCTTGTGAACCTTCGCCCAACCGGTTCGCTTTACGCGTCCGCCTCGGCGAAAGGTTGCGGGCAGCGCCATGCGCACGCCAGGGCTGGGGGCATCACGCACCGGCCGCATCGCCGTGCCGAAAGGCTGGTCCGGCTTTTCTGGGCCGACACGCCCGCCTAACACTGGTTTTTGAATCGGGTTCACCGGAGCGGGTGCGCCGGTCGTAGACTTGAATTGGTTCAAGGCACTCCAGAGGTTCGGCACTTACATGGCCTGCGGCTGAGGTTGAGCGCCCTGGGCCTGGGGTTGCATGTTGTCGCCCACGTGTTGCTGCAGCGCGTCCATGTCAGGCACCGCGTGCTCTTCCGGCTCCTGCGGCATACCGCCGCCGCCGCCCTGCTGGGCAGGCTGGGGCTTGAAGTGATGTTTCACGATGAAGCCGCCGCTCTTGGCATGGCGAATGTGCATCTCGTGAACGGGCTTGCCGCCCTTCTTTGCTTTCGACTTGGGCTTCGACTTCGACTTCGACTTCTTTTTGCCGCCCATGGCGGAACCTACGCGGTCTTGATTGCGCATCTTCGTATCCTTCTATTGAGTGTTAGGTCCCGACGAAAGCGACCGTGATGGGGCCGATGGTTCCCGTGGCCGTGGGCGTCCCACTTAACACACATGAGGTTCCTGTGGAAGTGAGAGCCAACCAGCTTGGAAGCGTGCCTGCCGAGAGCGTGCAGGTGACTGAGGTCTTCGGTCCAACCGTCAGCAAGGTAACGCTGTAGGGCGTGCCGAGAGAGATGGTGGGTAGAGGACAGACGGTAAACGCTGGCGATGGTCCAGGCTGGCAACTGGTGGTGCCGACCGTTACGGGCGCGAATCCCCAGACGGCCGCAGAGAACTGGCCGCTTAGAGTTACTGTGCCAGTGGCTTGCGCAACAGCCTGTCCATGACCGAAGGCAGTGAAGGCGAATAAGGCGATGACGAGCAAATACTTTCTCATGTTACCTCTTCCTAGTGATCTGCGAACGGGCCTGGGCTTCCGCACGGTGTGGCGCAAACGTATTGGTTGAGAACTTCGGCAGCCAGGGTAGAGGTTGGGTTAAAGCCAAGATCAGTTCCGTCGGTGGCTTGGTGTGCCGATCCCGCAGCATACAGACTAGCTTTGCTGTTACACGAAGCGTCGGTTGACTTACATAGACGGTACTGCGTCCAGTCGCTCACAATGATGGGGAAGGATGCGGCACTCATCGCCGCCAGCACGCCCGCGCAGTTTCCCGTCGCTGGGTCGTTGCCGGAACAGAACGATGCCGGGACGCCGTAGAGTGTCGCGGGGGTTACTGCGACATACGCCGGAGTGTACTCGGTGTAGCAGGCCGCCATGCCACCGGCGCTCGGAGAGCCGTGGCCAGGGCAGGTCACAGAGCCGTCCACCGAGGGAAGCAGCGTGTTGTTGAACTGCATCGAGACCGGATCGTACATTCGGGTTGAGGTTCGCGTGCCCGCTCCGGCCGTGGAACTCAATCCACCATTGATGAGAATGCTGTTGGTGATCGTGAAATTACGCGCCAGTGGGAAGATGTTTGTGCCGCCGTTGGCCGAGTTCGATGGATTGTTCTGGCTCAGCGGATCGTCGATCATCGTGATGTGCGAGAAGGCGTAGTAGTTTGGCCAGCCCTGCGCGCTAGATAGCGTGCAACCTGTAACGCCTGAGCCCGCCCCGCCTACACCCGGATTCGAGTACACGACGGTCAAGCCATTCAGCAGGGTGCCAGTCAGCGCCGGTGGCCCCATGACGTTGTTGCCGACGTTGAAGCTTGTGTCGGAGCATCCCGTCACTGTGATCGGATCGCCGACCGCGATGTCGCTTACTCCCAACCCTGAAGCCGCAGTCAGCGTGAGTGTGGTAACGAACCCGGTTGGGTCGCGTAGTGGAGCTACGGCCCAGGTATTTCCCGGCACCGATGAGCCAATCCGCCAGCCGTATTGCGGAGTCGCGCCCGCGCAGGAATTTGACGTGAGGTTGCTATTCGGATTTCCCAGGAAGAACACGCTGGCGTTGTAGACCAGCCAGTTCGACCCGAAGAAGATCTCGTTGGGGAGCGATACTCCGCCACCATTGCCACCGCCCGCATCAGACCTATCTCCAAGACTGGGACCATTGCAGGAGTTGCGCGCGACGATGTTCGTCACCGTCACGTTGTCAAGGGTTGTCCAGGTGTTCGTGGAGAGCACGCCGGAAGAAGTCTGCGCGGTCTTATGCGAGAAGTCGGTACCGTTTTGTGCTCCCGCATTGGTCACGTTCTCGTAGATGTTCCCGTCTTCAAGAACTCGCTCGCCAAACTTGTATTCGTGAGCGTTCTTACGCGTGTAGCCGTTGGTCACACTTGCATTCGGGAAGTAGCCGGTGCCGATGTTGACCGTGCCACTTGTGCCTGATCCGCCAGTTACACTAAGTCCGTTCGCCGGAAAGTATCCCGTGCCAGCCGTGGTCACCGTTACCGCCGTGATCGTTCCACCCGCGCCAACCGCTGTAATGGTTCCAGTTCCGCTGCTGCCACCAGTCTGTACCACCGTGATGACATCGTTGACCAGGTATCCGGAGCCGGTGCCAGCGCTTCCGTTCTTTGAGATCTGCCGAATGATCGGGACGTTCTCCGCCAGCATCCACGAATAAGGATAGGTGTAGCGGTTCGCGCGGTCTTCTTCGTCCTGGCAGGTCACGAAGTTGGTGAAGCTGATGGCGTTCGAGAACCCGCCGCAAAGCTTGCCGATCGCCTGCCCTTCGACCCAGTTGTGGGTGTACTTCGTCTGCTGCGCCAGCAAGGCTGAGATGGCGTGACCTTCGCTGCCTGGCCGGATGGCCTTGTCCATATAGACATAGACCACAGAGCAGTAAACGCAACCATTGAAGGCAACCAGGCTCGGTAAAGAGTTCGCGCCCGTGGGCGCGCCGGTAGCAATGCACGTGCTCGGGCAGCCGCTCATCGGGGCGTCGGTCCAGTCCCCGTGCAGATAGCTGTAAGCCAGGTGGATATGCGTCGGCAGTTGGGTTTGAATCGTCTCGGTGTTCTGCCCCATGGCGAAGGGCGCGGACGATCCCACTAACCCAGCTTGCGGCCGTAGTTCGGCATTCAGGACTGCGAAGTGATGCGGCCCGACGTTGTTGATGTCCCAGGTCGCGGACTGAATGGCGTTGCAACTGTTGGCCGTGCATTCGATGGTGTACATCGAAGCGATGTCGTTATAAGCCGACGTGTTGGTCGCGGTACCATTGGCCAGCGTAAACGCGCCCGATGAAACTGCGTTGATCGTCGTACCCAGTTGGTACGACATGTTGGCCCCAGTGCATCCCAGGTTGCGGATTCCTGGCTGGGTAGCCAAGACAATGTTGTCTTCGACTCCGTGCGAGCACGCAGTCTGCCCCGGCGTCAGTGGGCTGGTCGAGGTCAGAACGATGAAGTTCGTCGAAGTGTCGCCAGCGGTCTGGGGAAGAGTAATTCCATTTGCGCCGGTGTACAGCGCCGGAGGAATCGCGATCGTCGTTCCACTACCGTTCGCCGTCCGGCACGACTCCGCATCATTCACCGCCTGCTGCAAACTCGACTGACTGGCTGCCGTATAAGGGCCGTAATTTGTCGCGCCACAGGTCCACGATCCCCCGGTACTCGATGCCGGGAAGTTGATCGTGTTCGTCGTGGTGCCGTTGTACTCAGTGTTATTCACCCAAGTCAGCGGCAACTGCGGGGCCTGGAAGGTGGAAGTAACTGCGGTGTTCACCCTCAGCGTCAAGCTGCAGGGTAGATTGTTGTCCACCGTGAGCGTGCAAGGTGGGCTGGAGAATCCCGCATTCACATAGGGCAGGCTGGCCGTTTGCGTCAGCGTTACAACCGTGCCGTTGGCAAAGCTCGGAGTGCAGGTCGGCGGGCAAACAATTCCGCCAGGATTGATCGTCGTGGTCCCGGTCCCGGCAGGCGTGACGTTGAGAGTCGGCGTGACGGTCGAGAACCCAAAAGTAAAGTTGCCCGATCCCGCTCCGGTGCCGACCGTGCTGCCTGCGGCAAAGGTCGCGGTGCCAACCGAGCTGTCGGTCCAGCCGCTGGCCATGCCGATCGCGGTAAGCGTCTGGGGGGTGACCACCGAAACAACGCCTGTATAAAGGATGGCGGGCGCAACGCAGGTTCCGCTTCCATTGGAAGCTGGAGTCGCTCCGTCCGTCCGGTAGCAGATCGCGAGCGACTGCGCCTGCGAGATGGTTACCGTCTGAGGCGGAAAACCGCCTACAGGAGAGAATGTCGGCGCAGCTCCCTGCAGGGTGTAGACATAAGTGTTGACAACGCTGTCGGTGTTGATGTTCGTGCCAGCGATAATCTTGAGGGTCGTGTTGACCGCAATCGAAACCGTCGCGCCGCTGGTAAGCGAAGTGCCGGTCGTGCAGCCCGTGCCCAGCGTGTTGGTCGCTGGCGTCGATCCGTTCGTGGTGTAGCACTGCACCGTCGTACCTGAGTTCGGGTTAGTGCAGGCGGGAGTCTGGGTAGCCGTATAGGTGCCAGTCCCTGGTGAGCAAGTCGAGGCCGAGGCCGCAGTCGAGCTAACGATGAAAGTCGCCGTAGCCGCAGTGCTGGTATCGGTGATGGTCAGCGTGCCTGCGATGGTGCCAACTGTGAGCACGGCAGATGCGGTGGTGTTTGAAGTTACAGTCGGAGTAGCCAGGCTGGCCCCGGTTCCGCCGCTCAATGAGAACAGCGTGCTAGCCGTCTCAGAAAGCCATAGGCAAGGGCCGGTGCAGGTCAGCGCCAAGGTCGGCGTCGTGCCGCGATTTCCCAGGGTAGGGAAGATGCCGAGCGTTGCCGTCGAGACTGTGATCGTAGTGGTGATCGAGTCTGTAGTGTCGGTAATGGTCAGTGTGCCGGTGCCAGAGCCGGTCGTGATCTGCAGTGTCTCTGAAGTCGCAGAAGAGTTCGACTTACTGGCCAGCGTAGCTCCGGTCACGCCAGAGATACTGAAAGCCGTGCTGCCGGTCCACGCCGTGTTAACCCCAGTGCAGAGCACCGCGATGTTATTGGTGTGATGCGAGGGGATGGTCGTGGGCGTACAGGTGAAGCTGGCGGGGGCTGTGTTGAACTCGTAAGATCC